TCAGATATAAGGGATCGGGAGGTCATCGAGGACTTTTACAATCCTTTCTGAGCCTTCCACTGCTGCTTCGTTTCTGGCATCATACCAGCCCCCGCCCTTTTTCTTGTTCGCTGCCCACATCTTACACGTCAGGTAAATGACCCTAAAGATGTTTTGTTGGTGAGTTCTGTGTTGGCGGTCAATGGCATCCAAGAAACCCCGTATCGCGGGATCGCTGCTGCGAGCCGGACATGGAAGATCGGCGAGGGATTTTCCGATGTTGAACCCTCTTTCATAATCCTCTGCTTTTCGGCGATGGTCATTAATGGCTCGTTCCCTTTCCTCGTCGGAGAGGTTCATAATCCTATCTATTTCTTCGCGGCTCATCTCGTACATCAGTTACCTCACTTTTTGAGATATTTTTGAAGAACTTCCGCGGCAGTGGCCCATTCATCTATTGAGAGACCCCCATAAGCCTCTCTTTCTAGCCCTATCGTGAACCGGACTTCGCCTCTGTGAAGATTGTCACTCCACCGGATACTGATTTTCTTACCGAGATCGCCTAGGGCCTCCTTAGTTTCCGCTACCAAATCGTCCATCGACATCTCGAACATCTTTCTAGCCAGCGCTACCTTGTAGACTTCTTCGTGGGGCGTAACGATTTGATCCACGATTCGTTTCCCTACAGTGCGCGGTTTCAGGGACAATCGATATGTTTCTCTTGGGCGTCTGCCGACTCCATCAAAGGTCGGATAGTCTCCACCGGAGACTTCTATCCAATCAGGATATACCTTGATTTTAATCGAGCCCAATCCATCTTTTACGAATCGCAAGTCGTGATTTGTTTCGGTCAGAACGTAACCTGCTTCATTGAGACGGCCCTGAATCTCCGCAAGCATTTCGTTTGACAAACTGCTCATTCTATAACGCCCCTTTCAATAAACTCTTTCTCTAGTTTTTTACATCTCTGTCTGTACTCTTCATCAAGCATCCGTTCCTGTTCCCATGCCTCAGTTCTCTTTTCTTGAACAGTATTTGCACTTTGTCTTTTTCGCCTAAAGAACTCATCGAAGGCATCATAGTACTGAGTCTTATTTTTACGACTCCCCGCGATGTGTTTGGCGTAGATTTCTCCACAGATAGTGAGACACTTCTCTGAGAGGTCACCCATTGATTTGTGCCTTAGGTCTTCGGCAAGACTGGCAGCAAAGTCGCCGTTTATTGTAGTCAATACCTCAATGAACCAAGTATTCTCTGCCAAGATTACTTGGGAGAGTTCCTTTTCGATCTCTCTTTTTCTATCCTGTATTTCTCTACAAACTCTATCTTTAGCCTCTCGGAGAGGGGTCTCCGCCTCCCACTGGAGTCGTCGCTTTTCATTTTCCTTTGCTTTGCGCCTCTTCCGTTCCTCCAGTTTTACCCTCTCGACAAGACCGCCATCTCCGCTTTTTAGAACACACTCGGAACCAACGACAAAGGTTTTGCCGTCTTTGGAACGGATAACGTAGTTGTTCATAAGCTCGTGACCGCAGACGTCGCAGATACCGAGGTGCCCGGTAACACCGTAGGCTTGGCTTAACTGAGACACTTCTCGCAGCGCGTTATTGTAGGCATCAACATTGGCTTCTGCTAGTCCAGACCCGGGAAAAGAAATGACGCCGACGAGACGAAACGGGGCTTTTCCGTGTCCAACAGCTTCCCACACATGGATTTTTTCTTGAGTCATTGCTGCTCCTGTCTCTAATGCGTCTTTCATCTAAGCCCTCTTTGTTTCTACCTAGATACATAATACCATACCATTACCATAATGTCAAGTATTTTTTGCAGAATTATGGTAAATTTTTGCAGGAGAAGAGATGTCCCGACTAGCCGGACGCGTCGCCGTCCAATTTGCAGAAGACGTGTCAAACGGAGTCAGTGATGACGAATTACTGAAGAAGTATTCAATATCTAGTAAGAAATCTCTTGCTATCCTGAAGTTACAGGTAAGGCGCGTTCTGAAAGAAATGGCGGAAGTTAAGAAAAAGGTTCACAGGTCTATTGACCGAAAAGGATTTCTTAAGGACTTGAACGAGGGGCTGAGTAATGAGCAACTTATCGAAAAGTACGATCTGAAAAAGGAGCGTCACCTCCAGCAGTTATTCCGCAAGCTCGTGGAGCGCGGAGATTTGGATATTGCAGACGTCACAAACCGACTCTGTGTAACTCAGAGTCAGGTTCGCGAAGCCTTTAAGGACGTACAGGATATGGTAAAAGAATTGGACTAGGCTAGAATGTCTCCGCTTGCATCTCTTCCGGTCTCATCAGACTTTCAGGTGAACCCGCGTACCGGAAAAGGAGAAACTCAACTAGTGCCGACAGATTGTTCTGGTCAAGAATTCCGTCTTCCTTCATTTGCTTCTTAACGAGATTCAAAAGATTGACGTTCACTCTCGGCCCGATTTTTTGTCTTCGACCATTAAGAATTGGTTTTCGATCTATCTCTTCACCCTCGGGTCGTCGCGTCCTATTCCACCAGTCAACGTAGCCCTTAACGGGTTTCACAGAACCGATACCCGGAAGAATTGACCGGTGATCGTAGGGTGATTTATCTGTCCTGAGGGTTCGATTGTAGAACTTTCGGGCGCAGTTATTTGACCAAATTTTGGAACCGTTGGGGGTCTTATAACCCTCTTTGGTAAGGATGCCGGAAATGATGTTCCATTGGTGTCCGTAGAGATTGACCAAGGCTAGAAACCGTGTCTTGAGGTCTTCCATTGTTTATCCTCCTGTTGTCCCAATATTTCTATCTATCTCATTTCTATTGGGTTGTCAAGAGAATTTTTGACCCTGTAGACACAACAACCCAGACATCCCTTAGAACATCTGGGTATATAGTACGGCCCACTAAATTAGGCTGTAGTATTTTCCATTGTTTTTAGGCCGATAACATAACCAGTGATCCTATAGGGCATTCTCGATAACGAGCAATCACTGAAATTCCTCAAGGACTCTTACCCCAGAGAGTGTTCTCCTTGAGGGTGGAGAAAAGTGGGAGGTCTCGTGGCCTACGATTACTCCCACTTCCGGTTGTTCGTCATAGCGAAGCCTCAGAGGTCTCAGCACCCCGCTGAGACACCACAGTTGGTTGCTACCCAACTGCTTGGCAATAGAACCGAAGACTCTCATCTTCTGGCCGGATTCACCAGTATCACCTTCTAGGAACGATCCCCGATCTGCGATCAGGTTTTATCACTATTAACCGGCTCTGGCGGGAAGGACATCCCCGATCCGGCAGTGCCGCTAGTGAAGGGGTCGTGAACCCCGTTTTTGTCCTGCTCTGGCTTATTAGACCAGAGTCCTAGAAGGGTCTTAGTGTGGCTGGTGGGCTCAGTCTATCGACACTAAAACTGAACCACACACCGGCTGGTGTCCCTGCTTACCGCGTTTAAGGTTTACCCTACATCATACGCCGTTGAATTCCGCCAAGATATCCTTTCGGGATACGGCTCTTCGATTTCTTCTGCGCTACCTAGTTGCCTTCTCGGAATTGCCTAGACTCGATAGACTCACTTCTTTTTGTTTCCCTATCTCCGGATTCCCCGCTACCCTTTTGAGTGGCCGTTCTGCCTTTTGGGCTTCACTTCTCATCCAGGTCTTAGGGTTTCTAGATCAAAAGTCCCTATCTTCCGCTTATCTATCTAAACCTGACCCTTCCTTGTTGGTTCTATTATAGCCTCGATTAGTCGAAGCCTGACGTATTCTCTGGCGGCTTTGATGTAGAGGCAGGTTCGAGCCTTCACCTCGTCTAAGCCCTATGCCAATCTAGCCTTGATTTGAGTTCCCTCTCCTCAAAGCCCCCGCTGCTAATAACGTCTCCTTAACAGCAGGCTCGTCCAGGGATTTGCGAATCCCTCTCTGAGTCTCACATCGAACAACCTCTCGAACTGTCCGATAGTTAGAAGATAGTTCAAAATGGATTTGTTGTCAAGACTTTTTTAATCGTAAAAGAATTTTTCTTTTTGTTAAGTAAAAACGGATATTTATCTATTAAATTTTTCCGTTTGGAGACGAAAAAAGAAAATTTTTTGGGTAAAAAGATTTTACTTGACAAAGGGGTGCGCGTATGGTATTATGATTATAGATAAAACGGAATTGGAGGTGCAGGCAATGAGATTGACGTTTAACGGAACCGAATTCGAGGTCAAGTGCCGTTTCGAAGATAAGGAACTCGTTAAGCGGTGCGGCAAGTGGACATGGGATGGAGAGCGCAAGATTTGGCACACTCCCTGGGAAGGAGTTGCTTGTTTTCTTTACATGTTTGCAGATGAAACGTGCCGGGATCGTCTAGAGAAGGCGTTTGCTAAAACCCCTGACGCGGTGAAGGAGATGCGCGCTCTTACGGAAAAGGAAATCGAGACAGTTCGGGCTGCAATGGCGGCTGGCACGAAAAAGAACAACGCGCTGTCTGAGGAACAGGTTTCTGCTATTCATAAAACACTGAAAAGTCTGGCAGGGATGTGTGACGGAGCATGGGCTCGCGATTATGCCGGGTTCAACGCGCACGATGCCGGTCTGGGTCATGAGCTTGCCCTACGGGAGTCTCTAACCTACAAACAAGCGTGGGTAGGGTTCCAACTGCTCCGAAAGTACCATCGACAAATTCCTGTCGAAGTCTATACAGTCATATACGGGAAGCCCTACGAGGCGGCTCCTAAACCTAAGAAGGAAAAGGCTGCTACAGTGACGTTTGGCTGGAACCAGACCCTTCAAGAGATGTATCCGGGCGGAGATAAGTAACATGAGCAAATATGAAACTAACCCAAAGCAAGTCGGCCTTATCCTGCGAGAAATCGCTCAAGGAAAACACGACGGTTCCATCTTGAAGGCTAAGGCTTGGAGCCCTTATGATGGCTGTTTCTGGTTATGGGTTGTTGCCCTTATTGATCGCGGCAAAATTATCTGGGCCAACGATCCGAGACACTACGGGAATTATAAGTGGAAAGAGACGGACAGCAATCGAGAAGTGCTTCTCAACCTAGGCGAGATACATTTTGTAACAGACTTCAAAGAAGACATTCCTGGCTCCTATGTTCAGGGTCTACTCAAATTGGCAGAACAGAACGACATTGAGTGGTTCACTTTCCCGTGTAAGGTCTGCGGGATAGAACTTATCGACCCCAGTCAGACGTTCTATCTCGAAGAAGACTATCACTCAGAGGGTGGAATTACATGGGTTGCGGGAGACCCGGTCTGCTGTGAATGTTTCACGAGACTTGAGTACGAAGAAGACGAAGAGTATGATGAAGATGAGTAACACAAGACGCTGCGTGATTTTTTCTTAAGACTTGGAGGATAAGATGAAAAAAGATGAAATGCTTGAACACTGGAAAGGTCTCCCCGAAAACCAGCCGCTGAGAGTAACGCCGGTTCCGTATAAACACAGCGGATCTACCTATGCGGAGGATGGTATCCGCATCACTGGAACGAAGGAGTTCATCGATTCCGTTCTGTCTTGCTTGAAACCGCTCCTGGCCTATGAAGGTACAGCGACTCGGCTCCAGGTTGTCTATAAGGAAAGCCAGGACCGAGAAACCGGTGCCTCTCTCGGATCGTACAATTGCTACCTACAAGTCCATGAACGTGGCCGGGAGGCACAGATAATGGGCTCTTTTCTCGAAGGCATTAAGGATAGGAAACAGAGGAAAAAAGCATCATGAACCGCCTAATAGATGCTCAGATCGGATTCTGTACCCCGTCTGATGAATTGTCTGCTGAAAGGCGTGAGGAAGACAGGGAGAGGCTTATACAGTTTCTTGTCCGGAACAAAATTGTTCCTGTTTCTTCATCTTCTACGCGCCTAACTTCCGTCCAGATATTTTCTCCGAATTTCTGGCGCGGAGATTTTGAAGGTAGCGATGAAGATTGAAGATCCAGAAACATTTGATTTTGTGTGGATTCATGAAGACGGTGATGATTTGTTTGTCGTATCTGATCTTGAATACTTAGGGATTACTCTGAAATCTAGGGAGGATCTCCTATTGATGAGGCAAGCAAACCTCATCGCCGCTGCCATTCTGCAACACTTAGAGAAATTTATTGTTCCGGGAATAACCACAGAAGACATAAATCGAGAAGTGGAGAAGCGAATCCATCTCTCTGAAGGAACCTCCGCCATGCTAGGGTATCCCGTGGGAGGTTGTCCTTGGCCCGCGGTAGTTTGTGCCTCAGTCAACGAAGAGGTTGGTCATGGAATCCCTAAAAAACAGGTGCTGGTAGAGGGTGATATTGTTGGTATTGACCTTTGTATTGACTATAAGGGTTGGAAGGCAGATACTGCGAGAACCTATCCGGTAGGAAGAGTTTCAGACCTAGCGACGCGTCTCATAGAAACTACTCGATCTGCTCTTTATGCAGGAATTGCTAAAATGGTGCCTGGAAATTCTTTGGCCGACATATCGAGGTCTGTTCAGGATTGCGCTGAGGCAGGGGGTTTTAGTTTAGTCCGGGATTACACCGGTCATGGAATTGGAAGAAAAATTCACGAACCCCCGTCGCTCCACAATTACTTTTCCTCGACTAACAATAAGGTTCAGCTTGTACCTGGAATGGTTCTTGCTCTTGAGCCAATGGTTAATGCGGGTACCTGGAAGATTTCGCATCGAGGTCAGACAATAGTTACTAAGGATGGATCACTTAGCGCACATTTTGAACACTCCGTAGCAATAACCGAAGACGGCCCCTGGATTCTTTCCGAATTATAGCACACCCAATTTATCTGCTCCTTTTGTTTTTCTTTTGGAAATCTATGACAATTCATAGGAGCAGTTTGTTATGCCAAAAATTAGAATCCCCATAGGGCCTAAGAGTAAAGCAGAAACCCTCACCGAAGAACTCGAGTCTGTAATGAGTGAGTCTTTTCTGTCAGGGAGAAGTATTCCAGGCTATTGTAGATATGATTCTGAGAACAATAATTTTGTATTCAAGACAGGAATGCGTACCTTCACGACCCCTGCCGCTCTTGAGGGCTGGAAACTCGAAGCCTACATGAAACTGTTTGGGCCGACCGACAAGTTTCTCGGAATCCCGAAACTTTCTCCTGAGGGTTACGAGAATTGGATAGACTTTTTGAAGGCTAACCCCGACAAAGACTTTGAATGTCAGCTTCGATGGCCGGAAATAGCCAAGATTTGTAATCAGGGTGGGCCTAACCCATCGGCTACTCCCTTTTGGGATACAACCGGTTAGTCTATTATCACTCCCTGGAGTCTTGGCATAATGTCAGATCGAGACAAAATAATTACTGCGAGAGATATATTTGAAGCCCTGTCAGGGTCTAAGGTCGTTCCTCGTGCAATAGCTGGGGCGACTGCTTTGAGAAAAATCAAAAAGAAAAAGGAACTTGACCTCCTATCAAAAAACGACGGTACGGATTTTGTCCCGTCTGAAGTTCCTGATAAAATTGATTTAGCAGATGATAAGACTCAATCTCACGAGGTTGAGACAAAAGAGATATGGAATTATCACTTTGATCCGTATCTAGGGGACTGTTCTTGGTATGAAGTAATTGAGGGTAAGGAATCAAAATGCCTTCTAACCCTAACGGAAGTCGATAACTGGATGTTTGGTTTTACGCAGCAAACCTACACTCCGCCTCCTGGGATTAGACTAATAATTACTAAAGGAATAAAGAGCAGACCCGAAAACCGCCGGGATAACAAAATCAAGTTTGGGCATAGATTTAACCAAGCAGATGTTAGGGTATACGTCCACAGAAGGTCATTTAGGGTTGAGTTCTCAAAACAATACCAAGAATTTGGTACTTTAGCCGATAGGGCTCAAACAGGCGGTCTTTCCGAGATTGGCTTTCCGGTAGACTGGGACGCTATCCCTTACGACATTTAGGAGATTCTCCCTTGGAAGATATTATTGCAGTTTTTGTAGAAGCTACTAATCAGGATATTCTTGTCTGGGCATCTCCAACACCAGCAGACTTAATGCCTAATCTTAAATACGTAGCAGGCTTTAATAGCACTTACATCTTCAAATTTTTTGGATCAGTTGGAGGTGCTGACAGATTGCAAGTTATACAAGACAGCGACTTAATTGCCGAGACGGGATCAGGACTTGCTGATCTTGTTTCGTCTATTCAAGACCAGTTATCCCGTAGACATACCACACAAATTTCAGCCCTAAAGCAACTCCTTCAGGATGCCTTGCCGTAATCAAGTAGGACTTCTTTATGAAATGCTACTACTCCCTTTTTACAGGTAAATCTGATCTAGACTTGGTGGAGAATCTATCTAGTCTTTTCCAAGAGAATGAGATATGTATTCAAGACTTCAGTCGTGCTCAGGCAGGCCCGATGCAGCATTTTGTGGAGGCGTGGTACTATCGGGCTGAAGATATCGGATTTAGAACCTATTATACCTCTTTTTTCGGGCCTTCATCCGATTATATTACTTCGAGTGCGCTCTCTTTCTTGGAGAACGCTTTCCCGGGCGGGACTGGTCTTTGCTATTCTAATAGAGATGTGTTGAGTCCATCGGAACATCTCTTAGACGTATGGTATTCTTCTGCGGAAGATATGGGTGGCACAGGTGGTTTCATATCCTTCAAGGGCCAAACATTTCTAGACACAGCAAAACAAGTCAGAAGTTTCTTCGATCAACCGGGTGGCATTAACGAATTTTTTCAACAACGCACAGTGGTAGGACCTGGTCAGTATATAATAGACGTGACCTATTTGGCGGTGGATTTCTAAACTATGATCACTTCTAACCAAATAATCGAGCAGATTGTAGAAGCCCTTGGAGACGACAGGTACTCCTCTTTTGTGAGGGGAACGGAAGTCTTGAACCCAGGTAGCCACCTTTCGCTCGACAATGAGAGTTATTTTGAATGGTCGGATCGGAATGGTTACGCTTATTATCTTGTCCTTGAAAAAATACCAGTAGAGCCTGGGTGCAGAATCGTTCTGAGAGTATCCAGGGACGACAATAACAAAGATTTTGGCTACTCACTACTCAATGATTACCCCTCTCTTGCTGAGGTTCTCTTTGCGTATGGGAGGCTTTTACGAGATGCAAAAGAAAGAGGGGCGGAAGGGATATCCTATCCAAATGATGAGATATGGAGAAGTCTTAAAGACGAATAAGCCCCATCTGCTCTAAAAAAGTCTCTCCCACCGTTTTTCCTACGTGAAATAGGAATCCTACTTACAACAATCGGGATATTAACTATTAAAGGAGACAAATATGTCTAGCACATTGGATCGACTCTTAGGTACAGAAGAACCTATCGAACCGACTCACGAACTCCCACAAGTCGGTAAAAATTATAATGATAAATTACCCCACAGCCACATGGGTAATTTGATGAAGCGTAGGCAAGAATTGAGTCAAAGATCGTTTACTCCTACTCCTGATTCCGAATCTGAAGCATCATCTTACTTGAGCAGCGAACTTGGTTATGACTGGCACGGACAGGACTCGAATACCATTATGAAAAAACTTGCTGGGGGCGGAGGCGAAGAGGGAAATGAATGAGAGCAGAGCGACAAAACTGTTGAGGGAAATAGGATTTGTCCAGGGGAAGCCTTTCTGTGAAGCAAAAGATGTTCCCGCAAAACATCAGATGAATATAGCCCTCAAAACTCTTTCTTATAGTGATGCGGGAGCTAGTGTGATGGGCGGGATGACTAAGAAAGAAGCCATAGAGGTTCTCCGAAAAAATGGTTATGACGACAAGAAATTGACAAAGGTTTTGAAAAAGAGTGGATATACCGACGAGGAAATAAAGAAACTACTTGAAGGTAAGTAGTGATGATACGTTTCCCCAATGGTCTTGAATTCGAATTTGTTGTTGCTTCCGGCGCTCTGGGGTTTTATGGACAAGGATGGCCTTGGGAGCGCCCTCTAGTTTGGTGCGGACTAATCAATCCTAACCTCTTCCTCGTAGTTTCAAAAACGCTAACTCTAGAGCCTAAGACAGGAAACCTCTCAGCAGTAAGATTGATACGCGGCGGAGTTGTAAACGCTTTAGGTCTCCCTAATCCAGGTATAGACAGGTGGATGAGAAATTTTCCCGAAGGATTTTTGAATGGGAGTAGGAAAAAACCGCCTCTAGTTATAAGTTTAGCAGGAAGTATGTACGAGATTCGAATGATGGTGGGCCGGACAAGAGGTTTTCCACTTGATGGGATTGAACTAAATTTTTCTTGCCCCACGTTCAAAAAGAATGAGCCTGAAGAAATTGTAGAGACTTGCGAATCAGTTAGAAAAATGATCGGAGCAAGTTGTGGGTTGATTGGAAAATTCAACTCTGAACAGGTGTATCTTATCCCCAAAGTTGCTAATAGCCTAGACGCTGTTACTCTCAATTCTGTTCCGTGGTCTCTTGTTTTTCCTAATAAGAAATCTCCACTTCAACACTTAGGTGGAGGAGGAGTCTCAGGCCAAGCGGCACAGGAGGTTAACTGGAAGGCTGCTCGTCAAATTATTAACGACTCTAAGGTCCCACTAATACTCCCTGATATTTGGTGCTACGAAGACATTCATCGAGCCTTTATGATGGGAGCAGATGCAGTAAGTTTTGGATCTATCCATATGTTAAGACCCGGGGCTCCAACGCACTACGTTAGAAAAAGACTACGCGGGTAATGAAGATGATAACGGCTCAAAGCATACTTTATAAAATAGATGAGGCCCTAGGATTGGCGGGTATGACCAAACTGGCAGAACTTGCCGGTCTCTCTGTTACACCTACAGGGGCAGTGATAGGGGGTTTAGGAAGTGTCAGGGCCTTATTAAATATTCTAGGTATGGGGCTCCTCTCAGAGAGGGCTTATTTTCTTCCTAAACAAGCCAATAGAGCCCTAGAGTATTTTCCTGAACTAACTGAGTTTCTTAACCATCGAGTAGAACACGATACATTTTTTACGACTCTACCAAGGCTTATAAAAGAAAGTGAGGGGGTCTTAATTCAGCAGAGTTCCGACAGAAAAAAGGCGAGCCTAATCTTTTTCGGGGAATTGAATGAGGTAAAAACGGTGATCCGAATCACTGATTTTCCGAACCCCGAAATCGAGGAACAAATGTTTAAATTGGTAAGCGGTGATTTTCCTGAAGACTCAATTAGTTTTTGGTCAGCATAATGATAACAGCCAGAACACTACTAGATAAGATTTTGGATCTATTCTCTGAGGAGTGGGCGATTGCACGGGTAGACCCTAAAAAGGGGCCTATTTCTATTAGCGACGACCCCTCTTCTTTCTCAGAAGTAATGCGCGACCTCAAAGATGACATACGCGACCCTGACGTCAATTTTCGGCAAGAGCCGCTGATTAGGTTTCTCTACAACAAGGATTCCGACAAACTCACGGCTTGGTGTGCTGCGAAGGCTATACATAGAGATTTTTCACAGTCAAGGGCAGACATACTTGGCACGATAGACGCATCGAGAAGAGTATTTTTTACACAATCATTTGATACAAACTATAACCCTTCGATGGATTCATTATACCCGAGACTCGTTCGATTCGAGTCAGGTCTAAAGCGGGTAGCACAGTATGGAGACGTGAGGTTTCGATGATTAGTGCTAGATACATCCTCTCTTGTATCCAAGAGTCTGCAGACATTTCTTACGGCCCCAGGCCAGTTCTTTACAGTAGAGACCCCTCTTCACTATCCCAAGCCCTAGTTGATCTCAAAGACGATATTCGAGACCCAGTACTAGAGTTCAAGAAGGATCCGTTACTACGGTTTCTTTATGATCCGAGGAAAGACGTGTTGAAGGTCTGGTGTGCCTACCGGGCTACTCATGACCGATTTGAAGGCAGCGGAAGCGGTTTTTACGTCTTAGGAACGGTAAACGCCAGTGATAAGATGTATACCACGGAGTCCGAACATCCTAACTATTATCCAGCCCTTGACCAGACTTTTCCTAAACTAGCGTCTTTCATACGCGGACTTAGGCGCACAGAAAATCTTTTTGACCTGTATTAACTATGGTAACAGCAAAACAAATCTTAACCTATCTCAATGAAGCGAAGGACATTGGCCTTGTTAAAGGTGAGGCTAAGTTAAGTCTACTTTCTTATTCTAAGGCTCCCGCCTGGGCTATTGAACTTAAATTCACGAAAGGCAAAGAGATTACTGGAACATACTATACAACCGGATCGAGTGGAAAAGAAGTTAAGTTCTTTGATGATGAAAAGAAAGCAAAGGCAGCATTTGAATCTCTTAAAGAGAAATTCCAGAAGATAATGTCCTATGAAGATGTTAAGAGTATAAACTTTCCTCGGAGTTGGGTGCAGCCGGACGGCACTGGATATCCCCCGGTAGATATTGAAGGGGAAGATAACACAAGTGCAAAAGAGGTTCAGTCAGTGTCAATAAAAATAGGAACCAAATCTATTAATCAAGACAAGAAAAAGGCTGAGTTGGCTAAAGATACTCGTAAAGAAATTACTCCATCTACTCAGACAATTCCAACTATTGATAGGCTGAGTCGTCAGTTCTATAAACTCTAGGGTTAGAAATGACTACTGCGAAAGAAATCATCAAAGAATGTGACGAAGCACTGTGGGATCGACATAGGAATAACACGGAAAATCTTAGGGTGGGTCAGCGAGTCGTCTACAAGCATCTCATATCAAACGATGAGGTTGTTCGAGTCGCAAATATCTATATCTTAGACAATCCTTCTTTTGTTAATAAACACCCGTCCCTGGTGAAATTTTCAATGATGCTTGGAGGAGTTATAGCAGGGACAGTCGCGGGCATAATACTACTAGCCCTGACGGGTCAATCTCACGGCGGCGGCAGAATAATCTCCGGTTTGGGTATTGCAACGGGTCTTATGTCAAGATATCTAGCAGATAACAAGATTAACAGCAGATTATATAAAGAAGTTAGTGCTATTTCGTGGGGACTACTTAAAGACATGGGAGCGGTAGTTCTGTTAAATAACGGAAAATATGTACATGGAGGACAAATAGACCCCTATGAGCGGTCTCTAGGTATCTAACAATACCGAAAGTGTGTCATGATTAAAATAGATAATGAACTTGACAGAATGCTCAAGTCGATGAATAAGGCGGAGAAAGAGCAGCTGTGGGCAGAGCTTGAAGGGTATATTGAAGCCCCAGTAGATATTATAACATTCCTTGACGATCCATATTTTCTTGCCAACTCCTTCGAAGACGTAGGCGGATTCTACCCCTACTGGAAAAAATGGCTTAAAAAACTATATCCTCATCCCCTAGTACCGTCTCAATATAATGAATGTCTTGTAACGGGCTCTATCGGAACTGGTAAAACCACGTTTGCAGTGGTGAGCACTATCTATTCGATGTATCGGGTTAGCCTGCTGGACAATCCCCATAGAACCTATGGTTTGAGTAACGCGGTAGATATAAAGTTCTTGCTCGTTAACATCACTCTCGATTTGGTTGTTGACGTCTTATGGAAATACATTAACAATATGCTTTCTGCTTCTGAATATTTTCAGAGCATCAACGCAACAGAAAAGGTTCCTAAGAATAAGCGACCTGAAGAAGTCGAGATTGTACTCCCGAATAATGTTGGGCTTTGTATGGCATCTAAGGTCGAACATACCTTGGGTCGAGCCGTTTTCGGGGCTATTCTCGATGAAACGAGTTTCAATAAGACAATAAAGAGCGGTGCCCAAAAGGTATACGAGATTTACAATTCTATTAGAGGCCGACTTTCATCTCGTTTTCAAGAAGCTCAAGAAGAAGGAAAAGTTGGCGGGAATCTTCCGGGCCAGATATTCCTAGTTTCATCTAAGAGAGACGAATCTGACTTCCTTGAGACTCGAATCGAAACTATCCGAAAGAAGAATGTCGAGACAAGTCTTATTATTGATGCTTGTATTTTTGATGTTAAAAAGGATGTGGTTAAACCCAACGGAAAGAGAGTTTACTGTGGAGAGACATTTCAAGTTTTCGTTGGAAATCAAACCCAAGAACCTGTAATTATCAAGCGCCCCGATGAGCTTCTAAGGTATGATGATAGTCTAGTGATAGATGTTCCCATAGAACACAGGGATGTCTTTGAGACAGATATCGGTATGGCTATCCGAGACCTTGCTGGCGTCTCAACAACTTCAAAGTTCAAGTTCTTTCCTAATACGGAACTAGTAAAGACTGCTATGAGAAAGGTCGTCAATGTTTGCCGGGGAGATTATTTGAAGCTTTCTTTTGATGATGATGACCAACTACTGGATTATATACAAGAGGACTATCTTCTGACTTATCTTCATAAGAACCCAATGGCAAAGAGAGTTATCCATCTTGATATGTCACGAACACATGATGCGTTTGGCTTTGCTATGGGGTGTATCTGCGGATTGAAGGAAATTGTTCGGGGAGACCCGGTTCAAATGGAGCTTACTGGGCAGGCCATTGTTACCGAACCTGTGGTTAGGATAGAACTTGCGTTGGGCATTTTAAGAGGAAGCTCTTTTCAGATACCGTTTTTTAAGGTCAGAAAACTTATTCTTGACCTGGCTCGTATGGGTTTTCCCATAGGTATAATTCAGGCAGATAGTTATCAGAGCACAGATATGCTTCAGCTAATGAAGAGAGTGGGCTTTGAAATAAAAGAGGTATCTCTCGATAAGACTAAACTACCTTATATTTCGTTCAAAAACTCTATCTATGAAGAGAGGACGGAGCTTCCAGGTCATCCGATTCTTTACAAGGAACTTGAAAACCTTAGGGATACCGGAAAGAAAATTGATCACCCCGACGAGGGTAGTGTTGGAAAAGACATTGCTGATGCGTGTGCCGGAGTATATTTTACGTTGATGGAACTTTACAAACAAAATGCTTTTGAATACTTTTCCACTCAGATGGAGTCCCAAAAATTACCTCAGCGCACAGTCTTTGGTGAGGACGAGTATGACAAATTGTTCCAATTTGAAAATAGGTTTGGCGATATGTTAGGCGTGTAATCTCTCATAAGAAAGGAAAATATTAATGCTTTCAAACGAGAACTGGTTTACTGAAATTTATGACGCCTCTACTGCTTTTTCTTTTCGCTATCACAGTAAAATTTACGACACTCGAAGTGAGTTTCAGAGAATTGAAGTTTATGACAGCGTATCCTTAGGTCGAGTACTTATCCTAGGCGGCTGTTTTATGGTGTGTAACGATTCATTTATCTATCACGAGATGATGGTCCACCCAGCGATGAGCGTATCTAGCAGAGTTCAAGATGTGGCAGTTATCGGTGGCGGGGACGGGGGTATTGTGACAGAACTGGTCAAATACCCGGAGATAGAATCAATAGTTCTTTGTGAAATTGATCCTGAAGTCGTGAGGATCGGTCGAGAGTTCTTCCCTGAAATTTCCAGCGGATTAGACGATGATCGAGTCAAAGTTGTGAATGAAGACGGGGCTTATTTTCTGCAGAGGGCTGTGGGAGTTTATGACCTTGTTATTGTGGATTCTACCGATCCAGTGGGTCCTGGAGCTTCTTTATTTACAGAAGAGTTCTTTGTAACAGTTAAGAACAGTCTAGCCGAGTATGGAGCAGCCGTTTTTCAGACCGAGTCGCCACTATTTATGCCAGGTATTTTCGGGGCAACTGTTAAGTCACTGAGTAATGTTTTTTCTTACACGGCCCAACCAATGTTTTTTCCCACACCGAGTTATCCTAGCGGTTATTGGACAGCAACAATTTGTTCAGAGGAAGCGGATCCCTATTATCTTATGGAGCGTAAACTTCCTGAGGGTCTTAAATACTATACCAAAGATGTCCACAAAGCGGCTCTTGCCGTGCCAGTATTTGTGGAGGACTTATTGAGGACGAAGTGAAAGCAATTGACGTTCAGTGCCTATTGAATGAATCGATGGGGCCTAGTTTGGATCCTAGAATAGAGGCTACTCTCAACAAGTTTGGCGTGTCTCGGATTCCAGAACCGGTGCCCAATTTACCTACAAATATGGCGACTGCGGTCGGTTTTTTGACACCTAAGGGAGGTACCCTCGTTGTAGACGAACACAATGGGTTCTACTCAATAGGGGCCGTTAACCCAAGGCTTGGAATTATAACAGGTCGTCCCACGGGTTATGAGTCTTTGGATGAGTTCTTGGAAGACCTACCCAACTGGCTCACGGCTCGGGGGTTTGTCGAAGGAGACCCGACTTGATCTATTAAACCCTCTTCCAGGGCTTTATCAGTCGTAAAATAGGTATCTTTCCGTAACCATTTCAGGATTTTCTTTCGGTCTCCGTTTATTGAGGTATAGAAATCTTCAAATTTTTGCTTCGCTCGAGCACTGTAATCAAAGACTGTATCAGCGGTGTCTCCGGTGACTTCAATTCTCCAAGTTCCTCGGTGAATCATAATATCTGAGCCAGGTAAACCATATCTATGGCCCACAGTTCCTCCGATTAGGAGCATTGCAGCAGCACTGAAGGCGTATCCGACGTTGATTGTGGTGACTATAAGATGATGCTGCTCCATTTCTCTAATGAGACTTATTGCCCCGAAAATCTGGTCACCGTCTCCGCCCGGGGAATATATTGGGATATGAACATTCTTTTTCGTTAGAAGACAGGTATAAAGTTTCTCTATGATGACTTTAGCCATTTCATCGTCGATAACTCCAACGACAGGAATTACTATTGGGTCACTCATTGGGGTTTCCTCGTGACATTAACGTCTTTCTAAAAAGATAAGCAGGTGAAGTAAGATGTCAAAGGCGTCAGCATTCTTGGAACTTTCCGAGGTAAAGAAAAAAAAGAAGAAAGAGGAAGAAACCCCTGATTGGGTTGCTGCCTCTCCTGAGCAAATCACTGAATGGGCACTTGATGCTGCTGATGGGAACAAAAACAAAGCAATCTCAATTCTCCAAAAAGAATATTCTCGCTATGTTATGAAAGCCTGGGCTTATATGACTCAAGGAGACGTGGATAAGGCTAATCTTTTCTCGGACGTGTCGAGAAAGATACTTCAGGCAAGGGACGTCACCTCACTTAAGGAAGGTTTCTCTTATGATAACCGCGAATAAAGTCATTGAGTCAGTTCTCGACATATTTAGAAAGCGATCAGATCAAGAGAAAGAGTGGGATGCGTGGGGGTTCAAACTCTATGTAACGTCAGAACACCCCTTTCATATTGTAGCAGAGGGAAAGAGTGTGTTTGGAGGACCCCACCTTGGTTGGCAAGAGTATCCTGGACACGTCTTTGACCTTCACCTGTATGGCGAATCAACACATGCGCCTGACAGAGATACTTATATGTTGTTACCTAGTCTCAAAATTGCTGCTTTTAGTATGACTCAACACCAACTAGAAGGACACTATTCAATTAAAATTGACGAATCCTCCTATACTTCTAATCCTGCTGAAGTAATTCATAAGCTAATCCAACGCGTAAAATCGCATAAATCGTGGCGAGGACTTGATTTTCCTGATAGATGGGAAAAACATCCCGGAGCATTTAAGAGTTGGTTATCACCGAGAGAAATGGAAAGAATTTTAGGAGAGACTACAATTAGATCATCTTCTAAAATGCTGCCGCGGTAGTTATTACAAATTCTCTAAGATTGCTTTGACTTTGTTCCCATCGATCCGACCCGTAAATTGTGCCATCACAGGTTTCATAGCCTGCATACGATTCTTGAACGTTGAGAGGTCTATATTGGCTTGAACCCATGCCCGAACTTCTTCTTCGCTCACTTCCTTTGGCAAATAAGACTCTAGGGTAGTAATGAAGGTACTGTCCACAAAAACTGTGCCGTTTCTTTCTGCCAGTGCCTTTAACATTTCACGTTCACTCACAATGAGTTTGTTGAGAATTTTAACGACTCGCTCGTCCGTAACAATTTTTTGAGGCTCTCGTTGCATCTCTGATACGGCCAACTTAAGGGCTTCTTTTCTTCTTCCTGCCTCAGCCGACCTCATATCATTTTGTAGGGTTTCTTGTAGTGTCATCTCTACTCCTCTGTTTGAAGATAAGATGGTACACATCAAAAATTTGTCAACCAAAAGTCGTCTTTCTTCTAAGAAATGAGTTTCTGGAAGGAAGTGCAATGAGCGGAGAGAAGAAGTTCTTGACTACAAAAGAAGTAGCAGAGGAATTAAGTCTGCATGAATCTACGATCCGTCGTTGGATCACGGAGGGTAAGATTAAGGCGGGCAGAACTCTCAGTAAACGAGGAAAGTATATGATTTCTAGGGATGAAGTAGAGAGGATTAGAGGTATGATTGTAGGAGAGGTGGAATGACAGAAGTAAACTCGAAGAGATGTAATATTTGTAAACAAGTTAAGCCGCTAAGTGAATATGCTATCTTGCGAAGGTCACCCGACGGTTACCAGAACAAATGTAAATCTTGCGATAAGGTATATCGGGATAAGCATAAAGAGGAAGCAAGGATATACAGTGTACAATACCGCCAAGATAACTATGACCAGATACACCGACAGAAAAAGCAGTATCGGGTCGAAAATAGGGATCGGATAGCAGCCGGGAAAAGGGAAATCTATTGGGAATTTGCTAGGAAAGTAGTCTTGTATATGGGAGCAAAGTGTGAACTGTGCGGACTAGAAACAGATTGGTACGAGGTATACCATTGTCATCACAGAAACCCGGAGGAAAAAGACAGTCAGATAACTAATATGATGCATAAGAATTGGGAGACTGAAGCTATTCCTGAAATGAGGAAGTGTATTCTTCTATGTACTGAATGTCATAATGTCTTGACCCAACAAACTATGAGGTCAAAACCTAATAAACACCACGATAACTTAGTAAGAGATAAGAGGTTAGATGCCCGAAAGTGGAAATGCGTGGAATACCTAGGCGGAAAATGTGAAATTTGTGGGCGGGTTCACGTAGACCTCCCGAGGTACGAATTTCATCACGTCGATCCATCTACAAAAAGTTTTACTATCACCAACCGCCGAAGCCTCTCATTCGAGAACCTTATTCCGGAATTAAATAAGTGTGTAGTTTTGTGTGGTAACTGTCATAGATCCTATACCTTTGGGAGATACCCGGATTTAGTTTTCGTTCCTGGCGCAAGAAGCCTTAACAAGGATAGACTTATCTCTCTCGCACTATAAACTCAGCCTAATACTTGTCTTTCATAAGGAATAGTGCCTAAAAAACACTAACTCAACACTTATTTTGGTTAAGTAATAAAGTTATTACAAAGAAATAGAAAAGGAATATAAAGTGCCAAGTTATGAATGGAATATAAGTGCCAGACTTTTAGGCGGAAAATATTATAGAGCCGCCCAAATGCAGAATAAAGCCAGTGGCCGGACTGTAATGCCAGGATTCTCTGATGCTGGTTCTACTATCCCTCAGTCTCTAGCATCAGGCGATTCCGGAGATGGTATAGCAAGACTTTACACTAGTTTTGTACAGATAGGAAACTACAAGGAACAGATATACCGAGCCTTAATGGACTTGGAAGAATATACACTTCCAACCATGATCATTGAAATTATGAAAGATGACGTGTTAAGCCCGAACGAGGCAACGGGAGAAATTTTTCAGATAAGTTCAGATGATAAAAAATACGACGCGGTTTTGAAGGGTATGGAATCGCGGCTTTGTTTAGACCAACTCATCAATGAAATATGCGCCGACCTTCTTCTATTTGGAGAATACCCCCTTAAAATCTTCTCGAATCTTGAACAGATTGAATCCCTAGAAGAACTTATGAATCCTTGGTCTATTGTTCCAATGTATCAGAACTTAGAGATTGTGAAATATCTCGTAAAGACGGGAGGATCGTGGGGACAATTTGGAGGTGGAGTCCGACAGGTTTCACCAGGCGATTTTATTATGTTCCTCAGGAACCCAAAAAAGATGAGGGTGATACCATCTGAGTACCATTCCTATCTGACTCGAGGAACTATGAAGGTGGGAAGGTCTATTTTTCCTCTCCAAACTCTTGAAAAGATAAAAGCCCTTGCTCTTATGGAGAGCTTGATCCCCCTGAGCCGCCTCTTACAACTTGACAGGAATACCGTTCTTGGTGTAAGGTTAGGCCAACAAATGCAACTCAAACAAGCCCTTTCGGCTTGTCGAGAATATGAAAGGTTTCTTAACACACGCGTCACCTCAACAGCATCTCTCGATATAAATCAAGTCGTTAACAATATCGGTAAGTATAAAGTACTCCCTATCTTAGGTGATAAGGGAACTGTTGAGGAAATGCCGGTCAATCCACCTGAAATGGGTGATCTCAATGACATCGTTGATATGAGGAACCAGATTGTTACGAGTGTCGGGCTTCCTCCGTCCTACGTGTTTGGAGAAACTGGTGCTACTTCAATGGAGTCGTTGAAATCTTACGTGAGGTATTTGAGGAAACTTGAGTCGGTACAGACGTGTCTCAAGGAGGGACTGAAACATCTGGGCCTAATAGAACTTTACCTCCACGGGTACAATGATGCCGTCAAAAGTGACATTGACGTAACCTTCTCCAATATAGTCTCTATTGCTAATATTGAGAGGTTGGAGTTTCTTGACATTCTCGTGTCACTCCTCGGAAACTACACAAACTTTATAGGAACCCTGAAAGAGATGGAGGGCGCGGGAGAGTATATCGATACGTTGGCGATGATCCAATTTGTTTACGGTAAATTGAAACACTTTCCTGGAGCAGAGGCTCCTCTCAAAGTTACTGATTTTGAAGAGCAAAGGAAAAAGAAAGACGTAGATTCACATATCCGAGACCTAGTAGAATCGCTCCCGAAGGGGGCAAGAGAAGAGGCTATGAACCTCATAGAAAGTGCTTGGGATGAATTGAACGAGGGTGCATCAAAACGAAGATCATCTTCACAGGTTCCCAGGAAGTGGGGCAAACCCTGAACAAACACAGAAAGGTAGCACAATGGAAATATCTCATGAGGAATTCTGTGAAATACTTGATTCATTCTTAAAAGATTACGAGCAGTATTTGAGGAACATCGGGTTCCCGGTTCGGGCAGGCAAGATACAATGTAAAAACCTTGAAGAAGTTGTTGAATCTTTAACTAGACATATTAAGATTGAGTTTTTGAAACGGGTGGAGCGGAGACAGAAAAATGTCGAAAGCAAAAGAATTGCTCGAGTTGCTTGAGAGAGAACTGCCTGAAGACGGTATGGGGGGTCTCAGCAACGGAATAGGGGCTGGCGGTATAGGTGGAATGGGCGCTAGTAACTATGCCAGCGCGGTATCCCCTGGGGGCGGTATTAGTCTTAATAATCTAGGACGACCGCTTGCATCTGGTGTAGGCGGGGGCGCGTTTCGGAAAGGGAAGATTGGAATTGTTAGTGCTAAATACCCGGAACCGGATAATCAAGACGGTAAAGAAGATAGTGACGAGAGAATTGATAAGGAAATTAAGAAGGCTAAAAGGAAAGGGATGATACTAAACGCTAGAGATATTTCTAAGATACTCAAATCTTACAAAAATTCTGTGAGAGGAAAAAGAGTTTCATTTTTTTGAGGCAAACCCCTTGACAACCGCGCGTTCCATCATTAAATTAAGCCGAGAGGCGTTGAAACAAAGCGAAAAAAAGAGAAAAATTGGTACATGTACAGAAAGTAGTAATAACAATAAGTTGTACTATAAGTACCAATTAACTCAATACGACAAATCTCTCCTTAAGAAACAAGACCCCGCGGAAGCCTACCTTTCTTGGCGCGATTACGGATACTGGACTCGAGATAAATTAGAGATTTTTCCTCTTGATAGAGTTGAACTGGAAAAGCCGTGGAGCAGCGGCAAATCTGAGCGCGTTCGCAGAGATATCGAATCTGGAATTCCTCTGTCGCCTATAAGATTACATCAAAATCCTGACGGTGGTCATTTTCAAATCTCAGACGGGATTCACCGCGCCAACGTCAGTATTGAGTTTGGATTTACACATATTCCTGCCATAGTTTCATATATTAGACGAGATGAGCCTCGGGGTGTGAACGCGCAAAAGGTATCTGAATTGGAAATGCGAGACGAGGCGAGTCTTTTATGGAATAAGATAAGATTCGAGTTCGGCGATCTTGCTTACTTGAAAGTTGACTTCTCCGTAGATAACTATATCTTATATGTAGAGCATTGGATGGCTCAAACACAAATTGAGAAACAAATAGAGTTTCATGTGAATTGCCGGGGTCTTGACAGAATCCTAACGATTGTGTTAGATAGTAGTGTTTTTCTTAGGAACAAAAGGTTCGCTGACTTTGATAAGATGGTTCGTTACACCCTTCAGGTGAAGCAGCAATTAATCGGATGATCAGAGGTACACGACCTTGTCAACTCAAGCGGTTCTTAAAGAAGCCGAAGCTTTTATTTATCGTTGCATCAAGTGCGGGGTATACTGGACAATGAGTGAGGATACTCCCGAGAATATAAGGGAGATGATAGAGCGTGATCAAGTAGATATCTCCTCAGGCTATTGTCCCGAGTGTCTTCGAGGACAGGCTGTCAGCAAGATAAGAAAAAGCCAAAAACAAAACGGTTATCCTACCTGTTACTTAAAGGCTGAAGACTTTTGTGATCAGCTCAAGTGTTGTTATAGATCGTCATGTCTCGAAGAGGAAGTTGAAAAGTGGCGACAGCAAGTGGTGTTGAGAAAATCCTATACTGAAGACCGGAGGAACTCCTGATGTCTTTTGGAGCACTTGGCAATCCTATGGCTCGCGTTTGTAGTCTTAACTACGACTTGACAGACTGTTCCGATGTTCTAACGCGTCTCCTCTCTAGGTATAATCTTGTGGTTAGTGATTCTTATGCTTATTGTGATGAGACTACGGGTGACGTTTTTATTAATCTAACTGACCAAGAAGGTGATAGTATTGACGCAATATTAACCTATCAGGACGAAGTTCCTGGGTGTTCTATCCTTAACCCCCTTACAGACGATGAAATGGGTTGGATCGATCTGGAAGGTGTTATGCCGATTAATAGAGATAGAGTCGTATTTGGAGACGGTCGGTGGTTAAGGAAGGCGGTTCTTACCAACTTAATGAGTGCTGGAAAGGTTGACTACCAAGAAGTGAAAGAGAGCGGGACATGCGGTTTAACCAAATCGTTGCTTGATGAAGCCTTTACTATGAAGGGCAATAGAAAAATCAGTGTCGTGACTCATCAGAAAAGAAACAGGCGATTGGGAGAGCAACAGAAAATGGGGCTCGCTGCTGCGCGTAGACTTCATCATATAAAGACATTTTCCTCAAACTAAGAGATCCCACGACGTGTTTAGTATCAGCGAACAAATCGAAATTTTACTATATGAAGCATCTGGAGATGACATGGATCCAACCATTCCCGATACCCGCGTGATAAAAGAGGATTTGATACAGTTTTTGACTGCTCTGGGTATAGAAGAAGGAGTCCATTTCTGTGTCGATAATGAAGAGATTTTTCTTCCACCCGGAACGAATGTTGGCCCTCCTCCTATGCCCTTTGGAAAGAAAAAATTTGACAAGTGGCCGGATTATACGTTTACTTACGCATCAGAGTCTGATATTATTATGGGTCGAGGAAAAGGTATCGAGGCTGAAATTCCTGTTAAGGTTTTTCCTCTCATTGAGTTTCACGCGTCTAAGTAGAACGGAGAGAGTTTTTGGGTTCGCTACGAACTTTGGCTACTAAAGCATATCAAGAGGAGCAGGTGAGGCTTCAGGCCGAGATCGAAGAGTGGAACAGCATCAGGGATCGAATTAGTCTGCTCTTAGAAACGTTGTATAAACGTAAAAACAGGAAAATACTCGCTATAAAATTGCTCCGGCAAGTCTCCGGCGCTGGTTTAAAAGAAGCAAAAGATACTATTGAAGAAGAGACATGGGATGAGATGCTCACCCGTATTTCTGTAGACAATCTCCACCACAGCGTGAAACATTGGGCTATTGATTTGAAACAACTCGAAATTGATTTTGGGATTAAGCATAGACACTGATAGACTGCACCCTCATATCTAACCACTGGAATCAGATGACAAACAATAATGAGACAGAGACCTTGTTGAAGGATCTCTTGGAGGCTGACTCGCTTGCCGCGAAGTATAAGACGGTAATGTCCGATATACTTACGCGTCTCTGCCAATCTAACAACGGATCGGGCAAACCGACTCTTTCTACCTTGGGTTATAATGATCTTAGAGATATGGTAGAGCGAAACCTTTCCTGCGGATTCGAGACGGCAGAGACGTGTCTAAAGGTAGGAGATTTTATAAAAAAACAAGGATTGAGTAGTAGGGATATATCTAAGATAGGGTTCTCTAAGATTCAAATCCTTGCTTCTTTTGCTGAGTTGGGGTGGCTCGATAATGAGGATATACCGGTCGCTATGAGTTCCTGTAAAGGCAGGACTGATACTGAACTTAAAAACTGGTTGTGGGAGCGGAAACTGGCAAAAGAATCAGATAAAAAAGTTCCTTCTATTTCGGAAGGGGATTATTCCGAGCCTGATGCCTCAATCGATTCGGCGGCATTCATTGAGAGGAATCAAGACGATATCCCGATGATGATTCTTCTAAGGCAAGTCGAGCAAGTCTATGGGAGGGAGAACGTTTTGAGGTGTCTCACAGAAGAGATGTACCGAGGTTTGAGTTTTCGAGGTGAAAAGAGACCAGAACAGGGAATGTCTAGGGGCGGCTCCTTTTCATCTGGTCGATCACCGCGCTCGGGTAAGAGTCAACCCCCTCCGAAGAGACCGTTCCAAAAGAAGCCGCGTTAACTCTTCAACTTTTTTATCCTCCTCTTTGTTTTTCTTTTGATTCATCCTGCACAAGAATTTACTTGACAAAGTGAGAAATATATGATAAAATCTAGGCAGATTTTTGAAACGCTAGACTCTGTTGGAGGAGTTGTGGCTCGAAGACCCGTTCTGCCTGGAACTTTAATTAGCGCTGTTGGCTTATTGGAAGCCCTTAATGTTGTGATGCCTCTCAATGAGAGGAATGTCGCGAACGTGTGGGAGATAGATGAATATGTCAAACAGTTCACCGCACAGGCTCAGTTTCCCGAGATAAATAAGTGGCTCCAATCCAATCTTAGAAAGTTCCTCATCAACGACTACCCCGAAGCCGACCAAGTGACTAAGTTACCCGATCCTACTTCGAGGGATTATCAAGCCTGGATGGATGCTGCACTTCAGAGGGGAGAAGAAATCTTTATTGTAGATGTAAACGGGGTAGAATCAGAGGATTTTACGGAGAAAGTCACTCATGTTGTGGACTACTTCAATTATATGCTGGAGCATCCAGATACTATTTTACGTGACCTCAAAGTAAATGATTTGACTCGAATCTCTGTTCCTGAAGCTATCAAGAAATCAGAGCAGTGGACTTCTTGGCTTATCAATCAATCGAAGGCTGGCGGTGCTGCGGAAACCGTAGACGAACCAGGTACTACAACAATAAAGGTCTATGGGAATGGCTATCGGTGGGTTGAAGTAACTTCGGAAGATGCCCTAAACCGAGAAGGCTCTCAGATGGGTCACTGTGTCGGTTCTTATGCGTCTCAAGTAGAGGCGAAGCAGTGTATCATTTATAGCCTCAGAGACGAGAAGAATGAGCCTCACGTCACGATAGAAGTTCGGGGCAGAGATGTCAACCAGATTAAGGGTAAGGGAAACCAAGCGGTTGTTGAAAGATATCACGACTATGTAATTAGTTTTCTTAGACAAGGAAAGAAAGAGGGATGGATAAGTAATGTCCGGGAGCTTGGTAATGTAGGAGGAGTCTTTTACAATGGCGAGATTATGAAGCGAGATGATTATCTTGCCGAGCTTCGAAATCAAAAGCCTCTGCTCGAATACCCCAATAGGTTTCAGTGGAGGTCTGTGATAGTTCAGGATGATGTGACTGCTTCCTTTACAGATATTAATCTTTCTGTGCCTTATTCATACAGTCGTCTCGAGGATGACCTTCTTGGTGGAAAAACTTCCAATAGCCTCTACGTGTTACGTGACACCTCTGAAAAGACCCGTGTTCTAGTTGGCGTGTCGGGAAACAGACTTGATTTTGTGAGTGACGGATCGGCCACGCTAGGTACTCGGGGGTACTACAACAATCAAACTTCATTCTCGGAAGAGGTGAGGAAATACTGTTTCGATTTGTTAAGCGACCTCAGCAAGAAGGGCACTATCGGATACCATTCGGATACTTTGCAGGCTCTTGGGGTTCTTTACTACGAGAATAATCTTTTGACGAGAGAAGAATTTTCAAATTTGATGAAGGAAAGAGAACCAAAACGTACCTATCCGGGGGGATTAGAGTGGACACTCGCCGTACTTCAGGAAGAACTTGAGGAAGGGTTCGATGCCGTAGGTATTTCTGAAGCAGGATATGGTATGGATCGGTATGAAAGTAAACTGATAGTCGGAGATCCTGACAAACCCAGAACCTACCTCTTGAAAGATTCTTCGGGCCAGACTAGAGCCTTGATTGCAGTAAATAAAACTTATCCCACCAACATCGGCGGTGACGGTAGAGATATTCGTCAGGATATTAAAACCTCGGTGACGTCTAATGTTGGCAATATGGTTAGAGAGCAATATTGGCCTCCCTGTTACGATTTATTGAACGAACTTTATCAATCCAGACTTGAGGAACATTCGGAACTACTTGTCGCAGTTGGGGCAGTTCTCTATCAAGACAGAGTAATGAGTCGGGATGAGTTTAGGCAAATTACTACGGCGGAGAGTTTGGTTAGGAAATCATACGGTAATGGTTTGAGGTGGATTAATCTGTTCCTCGAAGAAGACATTTCAGAGGTACGTCAGACATTTGGTGTTGACCTATTACGTCTGGAATATAGCCTTATTAATGGTGGATCGAAGTTAATGGTTCTTGAGGACTCCGGAAGCAACCCCCGCGCAGTGATCCTCATAAATCATAGTGGAACAGTAACCATTATCCGCGGTTTAGATACTGGGGGAAAGGTAGAAACGAAGTACTGGTCTTATTGTTATGATGTTTTGAAAAGTATTAAGGAAGAGGAAGGTTACCTCACGTATTCCGACCAGTATAATCGCAGCAAGGAATATGAAAATATTGGCGGTTATCTGATCAATGGAGAACTTCATACTCCTGAAGAGGCGGGGGCTCGCCTTCTTGATGTGCCGGACGTTATGAGTTGGCCCAGCGGAATCAGGTGGATTTACCTTAAAAACAAGGACGAAATAGACCTAGAAATAATTCCTTATAAAGGCAAGACAGATTCATGGTCGCTTTCGAATTCGATAAGTAAGGGCAATTTCTACAGCTTGAGAGACTCGGGAGAATCTTCTCGAGTTATTGCAATAGTTAATGGCTCTAAGGTAGAGTATCTCCGAGGTCTGGAGCTTGGCGGAGACGTTGAAGATAGTTTCAAACCTTACGTTATTGAGTTTTTGAATAACCAACACATCACACAAATCGATGGAAGTTATCTCGACGCGATTGGGTCTATTTACTTCAAAGGCTCCTATCTTTCCTATGAAAATTATGAAGACATCGTTGGAGACCCGGACCCGGTCTTAACTTTCTCAGGTGGGCTTGCGTGGTACCCTGTTTATACAGTGAGTCAACTAAGCGAGATATGTAAGACCCTTAAGGATGATTATAAGTTCAAAGCCAATGGGAGTAATTTGAGAGATATTACTTCGGGAAAAGACTTTATCTATGCTCTCAAGGATGGATCATCGGTTATCGGAGCGTTAGGTCTATCCACATACGGCTCGGATTACGGTGACGTTTCCAAGTACAGAATAGATGGAATAGCCGGGATCGGCGAAGATGGAAAAGAAGCTGGATATGGGGATGTGATACGCTCCCAAGACAGAGGATATTTCTATGCTCTTCTTAAGAAACTCGGCGTAAAAGATTTTGGTATATATGAGAAGTCTCTCAATGCAATGAAGGTAGGTGATACTCGAGTCGATAGGGACATTCATTCTTCCGAGATAATCGGGCGCATCCCCCTCAAGGACTACCCCAACGGGTTTCAGTGGGAAATCCTGAACAGTGGATTGGAAATTAAATCTGCTCTCAAGGAGATGAAGGTCAGAATAAAATCTTCATCTTATAGCAGCTATTACAGCAGCAGTGATGAGAAAGAGGATGAACAACTCAATAAACATGAAGAGGATGTTGCGAATAAGAAGCTTGTTATCTATTGTCTCAGAGACAGACAGGACAGAGGTCAGGTTATAATTTTTCTCAACCAGCAGTCTAAGAAAATTACTGCAATACGCGGTCGAGGCGATGGTCTTGTTGACGATGATTTTCATCACTATGTCTTGGATTTTCTTAAGAAGGCGAAGACCGCTGGTGTTTTCAAGGAAATCGATGAGAAGGAACTTCTCAATGCTAAGAGCGTGATGTTTGATAACGAAGTGACTCATCGCCTCAACCTTCCTCAGGAAGTAATGCTTGTGGATGCGGTTATTAATCACGATCTTACGACTGTGAAGAAGGCTATGGATGATGGTATTGATCCTGATATCGAACTAGACGACGGGAATACTCTGATTGTTCATGCACTTCTTCAGGGTGACCTCGATATCGCAGATGAATTGTTAAACAACGGAGCGCACCTTGAAAACAGGATAGGCGATTATGGTGATACCTTGTTAATGCATCTTATCCGGCAGTTTCACCGAGATCAGTGGTATGCTGAGAGAGAAAAGATTGATAAGAACAAGGTTCTTGCCACAATCAAGTATATCTTGAAGGAAGGGGAAGATCCTAACGATCAGAACGATTCTAAAGAGACTGCCCTTATTCCTGCTCTTCTTGTAAGCCAGTGGCAGTATAGAAGAGGGCAGGTTACCGTATCTGATTACAAATTAGCCGATCTCCTTTTCCAATACGGAGCAAGCGCAGACTATGCGTACACCAAGGATGGCGATCCTCTCCTTATTGCTGCTTTTGATGCCAGGAAAGACCTCGAACTTGTTATGTACCTTGCCAAGCACGGAGCAAGCGGAGATGTTCAGGAGAGGACTTCCACTGGTAAGACAGCCCTTATGAGAGCAATAGAGAGTAAGAAACCCGAGGCCCTTCAAGTAATAGATTTGTTCCTCTCGAATGGATCTGATATAGAAGCCTCGGACGATGACGGTAGAACACCTCTTTGGTATGCTGTGAGTCTTGGTAAGTTCAAAGTTGCTCAGTATCTCCTTGATAAAGGAGCAAACCCCAACCCGAAAATGAAATCTGGTGCTTCTCTCCTAGAACTTGCTCAGAATATAGGCGCGCCGCGTCTCCTTTCCCTCCTCCAGAAAGCGGGAGCGCACTAACCGCTGTTAGGCTTGACATTTTTCCTCTCGTGGTGTAATGTATCTCTACACATCTATATAATTCAAGCATAGGAATAGTATGGGCAGTCTAAGAGATATTCGTAGAGAAGCGCATAGTTCGTTCGTTCCTAAGTATGTCCCTGAGCCTGAAGAAGCAGTCCATACTCCTTGGGGTATGACAGGCCCAGTCAATGTCGTCTTCGGCCCCACCGGACCTGCAGGTAAGCCTTACGTGGGACCTCCCGCTACGCCAACAGGTCCTCGCGGCGCTAAAGGTAGTGGGCCTGTAGTGTCTGGGCCTGGTTGGCAGGGCTCAGCCCCGTCAGCCGCGAGGGCAAATCATACTCACAATGTAGTATCCCAACCGAACCTACCGCAGCCTTGGCAGTGTCACCCCGGAACAGGGACGTGCGGGCCTGAGTGTCCTCAGAATAAAAAAGAGTGCGAACCTAGTTGGAACTATCGAAACCGCCCTGTTCCCAAACAAGGTCTTCTTAATGATGCGTATGAGTATCTGAAGAACGCGTTCAAGTTGGGGCAAGTCTTAATACCTTGGAGGAAGTGATGGCTAAGACGCTAGTAGATCTTTATCCTGGAATCGCTAGAATCATCGAACAGAAATTGGACTGTGTCGCGGTCTATGGAAACACAGAGACAGACTCTATCAAACTTGTGGTTTTTGCTCACAATCTTGAGAGGGTCGGCCTCGTCAGCGATGAGGCTACGGTTGCTAAGATATTCTGTTCTCCGGAGTCTTACCGAGTCACACTCAAATTTGGGGATATCAGCCGGAAAGATCGTGCCAAACTCTATCGGTTCAGCAACGCTGCCTCGAAGTACGGTTACGTCCATACATCATTCGTCGCTCAGATGAGGGAGATGGGACTGGATAGTTCTTATCCACACTATTTCCCAGTCGAGGCGTACTCTCCTGACAAGTCATCTCTCTCATTTATCTGTGACCCTCAGATAGCACGGGCTTTGTCTAAAAAGTATGATCTGCAAGCAGGGATGCGCGCAGAGGAGGCTGCTCAGGAACAGCCCGATCCTTTTAGGATTAGTTCTGGCACTCTGGAAAAATTTGATCTGCTCGGAATTGACTTGACACGAGATGGGATTCTTGATAAAGTTCTCGATTACGCCTACGGTTCCCTTTCCGATTCTCTAGATTTTCTGGAGACGTCTTGGGGAGGAAAGATTGATAGGCGAGCCGTTGGCGAATAATGGGAAGTTTAAGGGACATTCATAAACAGAGAGACCGTTCTCAGCGTGTAGATATTGGTGTGGCTAAATCTCCGTGTGAATCGGTCGATTCTTGTTTAAACTATGAGCCATCTTGTGAATATACCAACGGAAAGAAGGGGTATGTCGAATGTGAGCGGTACCGTTGGAAGCGTCCCCCGGGGGCGATGGGGCCTCAGGGCTGAGAGGTTGTTATGACAAAATGGAAATGTTTGAGGGTCGGTGAAGATATCACCTGGGACGAGGCTCATAAGATTATAACAAGTGACCCCTACTTTAGCCTATCGACTCTCGAGAAGATAGAAGAATTCAAGAACCACCCAAAGGGGTGGGATTTTGGAGATGGTGATCCGTCGCCTCAACACGTCGTAGACTCAGCGATTGCGCTCCATGAATTTGGGGTAAGCCTCGGCCTAAAGACTGATGCCTATCCGTTGACAGACGGGGGGATCGAGATAGAATTTTACTATCCCAATAGCGATGAAGCAGTGGGGATTCTGACTGAGTTAGACCTGACGTATAGACTTAGACACGAGAAGGGCATTGGATGGGAATATGATGTGCTGAAAGAAGATGAGGGGATTTCCCTCGATGATGCAAAAGACTATGTGCGGTCGGTGGTACCGTTACCTCCCCGAAAAGAGGGAGTTGTTTTTAAGGATTGAGACGATGCAGATCAAGGATTGGATTGCTAAAAATACTATCTACATGACTAGGGCTGGCTCCGAGTCGTACGGCACTAACATCGAAACGAGTGATACGGACCTAAGGGGAGTAGCGATCCCTCCACTCAACTACATTTTTGGACTCGATAGGTTCCAACACGCGCAGTCTAAGCAGACCTCTACGTACTATAAGGGAATTATCACTGTTGATAGTGATGACGTGGAGGTGTATTCTCTGCAACGGTTTGTTGAACTTGCTGCTCACGGAAACCCGAATGTTATTGAACTTCTCTTTACAGAGGAGTCGGATTGGATTTTGTCCACTCCATATTGGAAACAACTCGTTGATATTAGAGAATCTTTCTTGAGTAAGGTTCTAAAGCACCGGTTTTCGGGTTACGCGGTTCAGCAGTTGAAACGTATTGAATCGTCTTATCAATATCTTGTAAACCCGCCTAGCCACGAGCCAAGCAGGGAGGAGTACGGACTTCATCTCTATAAGTTCCCTGAAGACCAACTCAACGCGGTGGACAAGATTCTTGAACTCATAGTTGAGGAGTGGCTTATCGATCAAACCGAGTTACCTGAAGATTTGAAGATCAAGCTTTATCCTGAGATTATTGACATGACCAATATCGTCTTGAATCAGATTGGTGTTGATCTTGAGATAAAGGAACTCAAATCAATTCTGGAGCGAGCCGCCTTTCGAGTCATGAATTTTGATACGAATTTTATGGAGTATCTCGCTAAAGAGAAGGCGTATCGGGCGGCAGTGAAGATGTGGGAAGGTTACCGGAGGTGGCTTAAAGAGAGGAACGCAAAGAGAAAAGAACTCGAAGCTAAGTTTGGGTACGACACCAAACACGCCGCCCGCCTTGTTCAGTTGATGAGAATGGCGAGAGAGATTCTAACTACCGGTAAAGTTCAGGTTAAGCGACCTGATGCTGAAGAACTCAAGGCTATTCGTTATTTCGGGACGTGGACGTATTCGGAACTTGTAGAGTTTGCTGAAAAAGAGGATAAAGAGTTGACTCAGTTGATGAAAGCATCTAAGCTGCGGAACGATCCAGACCGCGTTTTGATTGGAAGAACAATGGAGGAGATTCATCTTCGTTTTTATCACGACAAGGATTATCTGAAAGTGGCTTGAAAATTTTCTCTTGACAAGGTTTATGTGGGTTGGTATTATGTATTCATCATGAATCTTGTCGAGAGGAAACCAATGAATGCAGTAGAAAAAAGCATTCCCTTAACTGTTTCACTTTCCGAAGAAAAGGAGCGACTGATTTCATTTATTAGGGAAGCCCTAATTGAGTGTTCAAGTTCAAGATTCCCTATTCTTGAAGCAGCAAATCGTCTCAATGAGAGAAAAGTGACAGCCCCGAAGGGAAAAGAGTGGACGGCAAAAAGCCTCGGTAAGTATATATCAAGCAACCGGGGCTGGCTCATGGATGTATCGGATCAAAACAGACCGAAGCAGAATCTTTACACGGAAGAAGCAATTATCCGCGGATTCATTGAAAAGATGGCTGAATCCTTGAGGCGAGGTAAATCCGATACTTTAATTTTCGTATCAGTTGATAAGGGTCTCTTGGAGAGTGTTAAACGGCGATCCGCGTCAGAGGACATTTCACTCGTAGACGCTCTTGATACAGCGCTCAGTTCGTGGGTTAAGCGGAAAAAGCCAAAACAAAAACCGCTACCCTCAAGAGTTCAATTAGAGGAGCCTCAAGAGGATTGCGGTTTACCATTCGATCTCGACGATGCCTTTCAAGAAACACGCTATTCTTCAGCGGTGTTGTGACAATAATGAGAGAAGGCGATTTGCCTTCTCTCATCTCTTCTTCTTATCTCTTACCCTCTCCATTAGGGCTACAATCGTTTCTTTTCCATGTTCTTCAACAAGTTCATTTAGTTTGTGGTTTGCTAGTCTTTGAGTATCGTGTGAAGTCAGCATCTCGTAGCAGGCTTCAACGGTATTGTAGAGTTCTTTTTGAGCGGGGTCAGGTTTGTACTTCTTTGACACGGATGCCTCCATTGCAGTTTATTACTAATATAGGCATCCGTGTCAAAAAGTCATTAGGGATTATCTATTTTTACATTCCTAGAAGCCAAAAACTCCCTTTCAGTCATAATCTGGATACCGCGCTTGATAGCATCCTTTGTCTTGTTTGAAGTGCTGGATTTGTCAGCAGTAATGAGGAGTTCTGCTTTACCAATACTTACTTGGACGAGGTCATATTTCTGACAGAACTCAGCCTTTGGAAGGGTTAACGCCCCTGTAATCGTTACTGGGGTCTTTTTCTTACCGTTGCCGTCATCAACAACCCACTTAAAGAGATTATAGGTTTTCAAGATGAGATCTCTATTTTCGTCTATAACCTGTTGGACGTTTGATGATACATTGAAGGGAAATAATCCGCCGCCGTGGAGGTAGGGAATTATAAATGGAGCCAGCTTCGCCGACCACTCTGGCCCTATACCTTGGATGTTGAGGGAGTCCAGGAACTTTTCAAGAGATAGTGTTCCCTGAAACTGGGTATTGATGTAATCGAGAAATTTTTTTTCGTGGTCTGTCAGATTGACAGAGACTAGACTTCCGGCTTTTTCCAAGAAATCATCAAAGGTCTTGATGTCGTTCTCGTCCAGGATTTTTACGAGTGTTGAGTTTCTATAACCCTTGAGTTCGGCATGGCAGAAGACGAATGTGAAAATTCGGAATTTCTCGACCATACACCTGTTTTTGCAGGTAAGGTGGAGTTTGTCCCAATCATTTACGCCCCACCTTACAGGCCCCCCGCATGCCGGACACTCAGTTGGAATCTCACCGCGCTCTAGCGGTTCGATAGCCTCGCCGAACTCGGGGATTATTTCATTTGCCTTAGTGACTGTGATAATCGCACCGGCCCCCAGTTTATGTTCTATAACCCAGGAACCCGCAGTGAGCGTACATTTAGAAACTTTGGTTCCATAAAGGTGAACCGTTTCAAAGTGGGCCACGGGGATGAGGTTACCTGACTTGGGGGTATTCCAAACGATCCGTTTGATCGTCGTTTTCTTGTACTCGGTAGGGAACTTTAAGGCTTCCCGGTCTTCTAGGACGACACCGTCGGTGTAGTAATCGAATTTGCGAACCCAATCGTGGAGAGTTTGCAGGGTTTCACCTTCGAGGGGGATATATGGAACATCAATCTTGCAGTATTTGAAGAAAAGGTCTTTTGAAGTCGAATCTTTGATACTGACATGAGTTCCGTCAGTGAAGTGAATACGAAACGGTTTGGCTTCCAAGTCTTGATAGAACTCATGAAGGAACTTGGAGCGCGCTATACCAGTTGCTGCGCTTCTTGGGTTGGCGTAAGGTCCGCCGACTTCTTGGTCCATTTTCTTGAGGAAGATGCTGACCCTGACCACAACTTCACCTGAGATTGCAAAGACTTCAGGGGGCATCTTGTCCAGTCCATTTTGTTTGAAGAAGTATGCAAGGTTGTAAATAGGTTCACCTGCTGCCTCGTCACCTCCTCTTGTTAGAATGTTCTCTATTTCGCCTTTATTGTAATAAGCCACAAAAGACATGCCGTCGAACTTTGGGGTAGCATAAGCATCACTAGAAACCTTTCCGAGACTGTGTATTTTTGGAAGACTGCTTGTAGCAACTTTGTGAGGCAAGGTTAGAGTTCCGTCTACTACATAACCATGTCCAATAGAGTACGGAAGAGGTGATGAGGGATCTTTTACCTTTATGAGATCGAGCGCGTAGTCGAAGATATCGTCTGGGACAATCGGGTTCCCCTCATAGTAAGATTTTGAGCACTTTCGGATGAAGGTATCCAACTGTACTGGACTTGCTTTATCGAGCTGTTCTTTAGTCAGCATTGCAATCTCCTCAGTATTATCTGTATTATATAATATCACAAGATATAACGCTTGTCAAGAAAAATTTTTTGAAAGTTTAAGATAGAAAGTGTCTTTCATTAAATTCTTTAAGATAAGGTCATGGATATGGAACACTTAAACAGTAAAGTTTGTTGTAACTGTGGTAAAGAAAAAGTCTTGGGTGAGTTCTATAAACAATTAGGGTGTAAGGATGGATGGGTAAACGAGTGTAAAGCATGTCGCCGTAATAAGTCGATATCTAGGTATTATGAGATTTCTCATCCATCTAGGAGAAATTACCGGGCAGAGGTAATAAATGGAAAGAAGAAGTGTAAGGATTGCGGGTTGGAAAAACCACTAGAGGAATTTCACAGGAGTACAACGGGAACTGGCGAACGGAAAAATAGATGTAAAGTCTGTGTCAGTATTAAAGGAAGACATCCGGATCCGGCTAGGCGAAACTGTTTGGCAAAGATAGTTAATGGGAAGAAAAGGTGTAAAAAGTGTGGATTGGAAAAACCCGTAGAGGAGTTTCGCAAACACGTCGGGCACAAAGACGGCAGAACTAATACATGTAAAACATGTTACGGCGCAGGTACCAAACTCGCAATAGCCGAATTTAAGAAGAAAGTAGTTCTGCATAAAGGAGGCAAGTGTGAAGTTTGTGGCTTAAAAACAGAGTGGTATGAAGTTTATGACTGTCACCACTTAAATCCAGAAGAAAAAGAATACGGCATTGCCGGAATGCGTTATAAAGATTGGGACACAATAATCGTTCCAGAACTTCGAAAGTGCATTCTTGTCTGCGCCTCCTGTCACAGTTCTTTGACCAGCCAAATTGCTCGATTAAAACCTACCGAAGACCGCCAATGGAAACAAAGATATGATGATAGAGCAAATATGTACAAAAGACTCTGTGTCGAATACATAGGAAATGGTTGTCAAATTTGTGGTCTTGTAACCAATGATTTCGCTAAGTATGATTTTCACCACATAGACTCTTTCTCCAAGACATATAATATTGGAAAACTTAGGGGTAAAGACTGGGAAACCATCATACAGCCTGAACTTGATAAGTGCGCACTCCTTTGTAGGAACTGTCACGCATCGGTTCATTATGGTAGATATGATGATCTCATATTGGTACCAGGCAGACGCAGCAGCGAAGAAAAAATCATTCAGTCCGCGTCTTTCCTCTACAGGTAGTTTTAACTTCTCGAGGCGAAAATGCTCAGAGCCAAAGATGTTATAGAGTTGTGTGAAACCGTTATCGGAATAGTGGATAACCCGATGGACATGAGCGGTTACGTCCAAGGTAGATATATTACTTGTGATATTCTACAAGATGATCCTAAATATTATGAAATTTTAAGTGTGGGGCAGAAAACGATTCTTTGCCGTGATCCCGATGATCCGTCGAAGAGGTATAACTTTCCCATTGAAAAGACGGCCATAGTTGACATGGAGACGCCTTACAAAAAAGAGGAGATAGAAGCCTATGCCATTGGTTCCTCAACAGGTACCGGTCAAGCGACCCAGGTGGGCGGAAAGGAATCTCAAGATTATCATAACCGAAATTGGTTCAGTGGTGATATAGATTTAGGAGTTGCAGGTGCCAAAACTCCGCGAGACAAGATTAACCAGATGAGGTCGATGAGACCCGGTCTCTCAAAACTCCAGCCTAAAAATAAGAAGAGCCTTATTCAAGTCCGAGATACCTCTAAATAACCTCATTGCATTAGTGAGGAGATATGGCTAAAACTGAATTCGAAATCCTTGACGAATATACGCACGTACCGGACATCCAGCTCCTAGACACTAGAGACCCGCGAATTAATATGGATCAAAAAGATCCTCAGGGACTTATACTTAGTGATCAGAGCGATCCTAACGTTTATTTGGGAACTAGTCCGATGGCTGCGGGTTATGTCACTAACCGTGACTCAGGAAAACCCATCCTTCATCTTACTGCTGTGGGGTCTAAATTTGCCTTAGTACCTGTTGAATATAAACAAGGAACCTATCACGTCTACGTTGCATCGGGGGATCAGGCGTGGGGCTATTATCGGCTAAACCTTTTTCTTAGTGATAATATGGAGCCTGATTCAGAGCAGGTAGAAGTTATTAAGGAGATCCCTTTAGTTAGTGGTAAAACTATTTCTTGTCGTTATTTAGGTTCTATTTCAACTATTGGTTATTTAGTTGGTTCTCGTTACGACTATACCTCTTATATAGACAGTGACCGAACCAATGGAAAACTAGCTTGTTCGAGAAACCGAATCTACTATATTGGAGAAGAAGGTGAACAGGTAGAAGTTGGAGAAGATTCAATACCATATGAGTATCTCTTTTGTCGTTTCGGATATCCTCTTCTGAATTTACCGCTAGTGCCCTCGGTGAAGGATTTCTTTGGGGTTTCTCCGGCGTCCAGTGGGACTTGTAATGTTTTTATAGCTTCCGGCCAACCGGAGTGGGAAGAGGTATGGCCTGGTCTGTCGGGTCATTTAATTCTTATGACGTCGAGTACAGGCAGCGGAAATCCGTTCCCAATTAATTTGAGAGACGGTAGGACGCTGGACGCTTTTTATGTAGGAAAGGTTACTATCGATGTAGATACGAATCACAGTTATCCAAATACCGGGCTTTATATTTATGGTCTGACTATCATAGAAGGTGAACCTTATCTCCAATCTAGAATGATAGGAGATGAATATGTTTTGTTTTATGCTAATGAAGATGTTCCCTCTCGATTGATTGGGGGTGAGCAAGTACAGTGCCGGTATATTCCTCTTCATTTTAATTCTCACCTATTTAGGCCAGTAATTACTCTGGATAAAACAATACAACTCCGGAGTGAATACCGTACTCTGACTTCTGGAATTTATAATCTTTCGCTGGTAGAGGTCATTGATCCAGAAGCAATACCTCTGGTTGGGCGTAAGTGTCTCCAAGCGACAGACTTTGAAACCGATCCTACTCACGCCCTAGTTACCGATAAATTCCTGGGGATTGCATCTATAACACTTACAGATGGTAATGAGTACATTATGGAGACGGAAATTGCGGATGGGTCTGATGTCAACCTAACCGTTAATGCAAACAATGAACCTCAATACACTGAAGGGACGGATAAGTATACCCTGCAGTTACATAAATGGGTCTATCGAGATTTAGTTGTTGTTGAGAATGACAACGAGAGTTTCAAGAATCCACTGAAGATGGTCAAGCGTAAGTCGATAGGATTTAAATATCCGGTTAAACGACTCGCTAGAATGTCCCCATCAGGTTCTTGGAGACCTCCGATCCAGAAAAATTTAGCAAACGGAACATTAGAAAAACTGACTTTTGCTACGACTCAGTATCCGGTTTATCGAGTTTGGATGGCCTTAGATGATCCTACATGGGAACACTTCGACCCGGTTTACCGCGGACAGATTTTTCTGATGCCCTATGAAGGTACCCCCGATACTGTAGACCCGCCGAGAGAATTTCCGTACGATAGCGTGTACGGGATACTTAGGGCCTACTATATGGGGAAAATTACCTATTCGATGGAGGCTAACCAAGGATACTGGGGGCCACATCTTAAAGAAGATCCGGACCCGTGGGAGGATGACTTTTTCTACGAACAGGACGAGTACGTATTAAGGGTTACTACGGTCTACCAATGTCTTCAGACGCATCGATCAACCGTTTTTGATCGCCCCAATGATGGGGCTGGAGCGTGGGAAGATTTTTGGGCCGAAGTGCCTTACAACTCTTACCAATCTCCACCAGGAGGTCCTGGGGGATCACCTGGTCCTGATGGTTGGGTAGACCTTTGGGGCAGCGAGCGCGTAAGCATTGAATCGCCTGCTATTTCTAAGGATATTTTCAATGTTGACGTTCACTTAAAGAATAATAGGATTACCTCTTTTACACAGGGCGGACAGACGACGCTGGTTAATCCCGTAGTAGGGGATGCTATTTGTAGAGATACGTCTCTAAATTTGAGGGTGTTCCCAGGAGTAGTGTTAGACCTCGATTTACCTGTTACCGAAAACTCGGCCTACTGTGAGCTTGATGGTTCGAAGATGCGTATCAAGCAGGCCGGATACTATGAGATATATTATAGCCTTTATGCGGATAGACCTTTTACAGGTACCGTGGGGTTGAGACTCAATGGAGAACCAGATCCACCTGGAGGTTTACCTTCTCTTCATTTCCCTGTTTCCGGATACCTTGAGAAGTATGAACTTAAAGTTCCCCCCAACGTCGTCTATTTAGAGCCAGGTGATTACTATGAGATTTACGCTGTATGCACCAATCCATTAGAACTTACCGACGTTGCTTTTTTATTGAAAGCAGAAGTAAAGATACTTCGTTTTACCGAATATCCCCTGAGTCTAAAACTCTACGAAGCCGTCGATAAAGTTAATGAATTTCTGAAATGGAAGGGTCAAGTAGCTGGAACTCCTTTTATTGAACCAAAAACAATAAACGATTGGCTCTATAAGTTTTCAGGTCTCAAGGACTCGAGAACGTGGGATAACAATCCGGTTATGACTGCGACTCAAGTATCCCCAACTGAGTGGGATATTCACGTCACTCTTAGAACCACTTCCCTTATTTTGCAGGGGATGGCATTACATTGCAGAGATAGAAGACTATTTCCCGGGCCAAGATACTACGATCTTGTATCAGATAAGAGAATTTTCGAGCAGGGATCGATCACTTTCAATGTTTATGCCCCCGTGGGTTATCATTATAAAGAAATTGAAGGTGGAGTATTTGATATACGAATACTTACACAAATGAACTTCACTGAGACTATAGCAGCGAAGTACTGTGGAAGACCTGGAGGAAGGTACGAACTCGACTTGGGCTATGTGGGTAATCAGTACATACTTGAGAGCGTTTCTATTGACGGGCCTCCTTTTATGATACGTCCCGCTGATGACCCCGGCGCTATGACCTTTAAAGAGTACCGGTCAGGCATACCTGTTCAGTACGGAGAGTCTAATTGGAGACGACATTTTCAAATTGTTGACGAGGAACGGGTTATAAAGGGTGATTTTTTGGGGACTATTTCTTATGCCTTAGATAGAGACGGAATCCTCCTAGGAAGTATAACAAATAATCTTACAGAGTTGTTTCACGATTTTTTGACAGGGATCGTTCTGGGCGGGCTTGCTCTGGCTCCTGGGTATATGCACCCATCAATGTTTTCTCTCACAGCCTCGGAGACTGTTCAGTACAAAGTTTTTAAGGCTTCGACTTCGGGGGCTTTTGGCTATACGGAATTGACGAGGTACAGTGGAAAAGCCTTCCTTGTTAAGCATCGAGACGATCTGACTGGAGAAGTTCTTCAGAACTATTTTCCTCTCCAGCATTATGCTACCAATAATCTCTTTACCGCCACGTACTATGGCGTAGTAGAGATTACCACAAATTCACTCGGGCGCGCTATTTCATGTGATATTATCGAAACTGCCCAGTCCTTTTCGGTCTCAGGAACACCTGGGCTTGACCTGACCTTAACTGCTGGTGGCTCAAGTATTCTTTTGAACCGAGACGAACGGACTCTAACAGTTCCCCAAGATTCCTATCAATCGTATTCTGATTCTAGTTATCCTGTATGGATATCTGCTGATCAGCAGGAGTGGGAAAATTTAAGTGTAGACCATCGCGGTAAGATGTTTCTCACAAGGGCAAGCGATGGACTGGTTTTCGACCCCCACACTCCTGATACAGGCGAACATTATTATGCTTACTATCTCGGGGCGATGAGTTACACTATTAATAGTTTCTTCGATGAAGAAGAGCAAAGATACCGATACTATCCAACAGAGGGAGTTATCATAGACCGAGTAGACGCTGGAATGGATTATTACGGAGGCGGCAGTAATCCAGCCTACGTTAACAGTCAGAATCCCTACAAATTTATCGGGCCTTACCGAACGAAAGTTGCTAATCTCGATCTGATTAGTTCTCGGCGGTTTTACACAAATGTTAAGAAGACTATTCGTTATTATAAGAACACTCTTCTCGGGGTGAGTCTGTTCGACCGAGGACAGAGAGAACTGTGGGATATTTGGGTCACTCCTTCTCTTTATGGGTGGGAGCAGGCTGAGTCTTACTACAATCTATCTTCTAGTGGTGGGCTGTTTTTAACTAGGGCGTCGGAAAATTTTTCATTTCCTATCTCAGTAGATTCCGAAAATTCTGTCGATGCTATTAAGCTCGGGCAAGCCTGGATTAAGTTTTCTAGAATCCAGGATACGATAAACTATGCTATGCCGACGTATCAAATCTCTGAGATAGAGATTCTTGAGCCCTACACGAAGGGTTTAGCAACACACCCCGTGACGAATGAACTGTATTTTTCAGACCCCGATCTCGGAATTATGGAGATTGGGGGGTCTGTTATTGATGTTTCTTATCTAACACTAAACGTTCCGAAGACGTATCAGTTACCTCCGATTATTTCTTATAGAGGTGATACGCTTTCTCTATCTCTTCCTGCCGAACCGAAAAGTGGGACTTATAATGTTTATTTGACTGGTAATGAGCCTGAATGGGAAGATCAAGTTCTAATTGGCAGTCAAAATTCTCTCATTCTAAGTTCTATAGAACCGGATCCGGGTACTGATGTTATCACGGCTACCGTTATAGGATCGAGGATATCCTCTATCCCCGCTGTAAAGTTAGATAATGATCTTACATACAGTAAGATAACCGGGAACAGTTTTAGGTTATGGGTCACCCCGAGTCAAGACTGTGACCAGATAAGGTTCAAGTTTAAGTCACTTAATACATCAGAGCCGTTGGTTATCACGCGGGCATATTTCGGAATGGCTAATCAGGGAGTTCTTGATGAATATGATGACATCGGCCCTCATTTTGTCAATCCTCCATCGAAAGTTCCTGTTACCTTCAATAACGGTCAACCCTACCTAAATCTACCTCCCCTCTCTACGATTTGGTCTGACTGGGTTTCGTTCTCGATGACAAAGGGAGTACGTTATATTATCTCGTGGGGCGGTCCTACTGCTGGAAATACTGTTGTTCTTAATGATTCATATAAGAAAAATCAGCTCGGAGCAGCCGATTATACTTACGGATTCGATTATATTTATGATCTCTGTGACGTTTCTCAGATCGAAGTAACGCCCAGCTCCGGAGTAGTAGACGTCCGGGAACAGGTGATTATTTCGAGAGAGGCTTATGGAGATATATGTATTAAAGCTTTCAAGACGGCATCAAATTCAGCCACAAAGATTCGATTTAGGTTCTCGACGAATATAACTGACGTTCAATCTGTTAGGATAAAGTCGGCAAAGTTTGGACTTCAAAGTAATATAGCATTTGTTTTTGACCCAAGCCTTGATCCTATCCCGTTAACTTTTGCGGGCTATCCGTCAATAGATATCGATACATATATGCAAGAGTTTTGGAGCGATTGGATTGATTTTGATTTTTCTGAGCAGCCCCCTGACAGCATTTATCTCTTATGGTGGGATGGGTCTCTTAATAACAATTTCGGGTCGGACTTGGAGATTGCTTACGGCAGAGAGGCATTGGATGCTGAAGAAGATTACTCGTGGAACCTAGTATCTTCTACAACTGCACTTGATGTGTCACAAATAGAAACTAGCCTCGATGGAGAGGTAACGAATAATTTTGCCAGACCAGTGACTGGAACAGGCCAAGCCGCAGCGACCCGCCGTCGAGTCTTATACTTCGATGGTTCATTTAGCAGAGTTAGGTTTAAGGTGTCTGCTCCGCCCGACATAGTTTCGCTCATCTGTATTAGTGAGGTCTATTTTGGAAAGCAAGACTCACTGGCTTCAGACCCATATTGTTTCGCGTCGAGTCCGCAAAAGCAGCCTGTAACGTTTAATAGTTCTCAAAGACTTATTTTTTTAAGTGATCAAGATACAGAAATCTGGTCTGACTGGATTAACTTTGACATTAGTTCCGGTAACTATGTCTTGTCTTGGGATGAGTCTTCCGGAGATGCTTATACGAATGTTGAAACTGCTTCTGTGGGGTCTGGCTATAAAAGTGTCTCTTCTTCTAATTCTCATATGGAGGAACCTCCGACTGATTTTACGTCACTAGGAATAGATTGGTCAGCTCCTCTTTCCAGTGTCGAGGTTGATTATGATGGATCGGGGATAAAACGTCTCCATACATTCCCGATAACTACCGGAGAAGGTGCTTCGGAACGAAAAAAGTATCATGTTCGTTTTGTAATAACTGATAAATATATGGGAAATGGTCATATTAGATTGAAGTTGGTTAACCCGGAGGATGCCACTGATGATTTAACTATACAGGCTATGACTGTTGGAATAACTAACGGTAACCTATCAACGATTTTTGCTGGTAGTATAATCCCGGTAACCTTTAACTCCGGGTCCGCGGGCGTTACCCTGTCTCCGGGTGAATCTTTGTGGTCGGACTGGGTATCAATAACAGAACTTTCTAGTGATTACGGAGACCCGTATCTTCTAATTGCTATTGATACGTATGAACCGTTGCACGGTGTGGCTACCCCCTATGTATATTATACTAGTGGTTCTGGTTATGCAAACGTAGATGTTCCTTCCTTTTCTTATGGAAGTGACACAGCGTGGATGGATATAATAGGTATAGATTTGTCCTCGTCAGCAGGAGGATCCGGAACTGTAGAAACTATTTATCAGGTAAACAACGATTTATCATCTGGATTTCCGACTTATTCCTATAATTTTAGGGCTCCTTGGGTAGCGCCTAGAGACGCGATGGGGGTAAGGGTAAGGTTTGGAAAGGATTCGGCGTCGCCTATGCTCCTCACTTCTTGTTATTTTGGAGAAGTGGCCCCTGGGACTAATTACCATTTTGCTTCGACCCCTTCAAAAATCCAACTCACATTTTCGGGTAGTAGTGGAAAACAGTTAATAGGAGACCTTCGTTCATCTTGGACAGATTGGGGGACATTTAGCATTCAAAAAGGTAAGACCTATATGGTTTCTTATGAGGGAGGATATCTTGGGCACAGAAGTAGTATAGCCGGAGGTGTTTACAGGTATGCTTTCAAAAAATCGGGTGTGTGGGGGGTTGATTCAGCAGAATTTCCTGGCGGTGATTATGATAACTTCTATAATTTACCGGTAGTGGGTGGGTTTGAGTATAGTGATAATCAGGACTTAGTGGGGAGAATCAATGTGGGCATGTACGCTAACTCATCTCCATCTCCTGCCGTTGTTTCTCAGTCTGATGGTTCTAATTATGCTTATCGAGTCTATGATGATAATACTACGACATCAAATCCAATAAGTGGTTCAGCGCCTTATTGGACGAAGATAGATCTCGGGTCAGGCAATGCAAGAGTTGTCACTAAGATTAGATATATGATTGGTGGCTCCTACTACGCCCCAAGAGACTTTGCAATACAGGGATCAAATGATAATTCGAACTGGGTTAACCTGTACAGCACTACGTATTTTAATCCATCTCTGGGTAACTATCCTGAGTTTGCCGTTCTGACTTTTAATAATACTACGGCTTACAGATACTACCGCTTCTATGCTAGTGCCCGGTGGTATTCGTATTCTATATCATTCAATGAATTTCAACTTTTTGAAACTAGTTCGTCCACACTTCCTGATCGATTGAGTACACTGTTTATTTCTAAAGACATTGTATCAAGGAATACCGAGTTTCGTATCGTGATTAGACCCAGAGAAGCGGCTTCTCGAATCAGATTCTTGTTTTCTTGTCCCACTAGTTCTGTGACCGATTTTTCTCTGTCTCAGTGTTACTTTGGACAGCTGAGCGGGTCTTACGCTTTTGCTCCTGATCCCCTAAAATCCCAAGTGACGTTTTCCTCAAACGAGGGATTACAGATTAGTCCAGGATCATCGGTGTGGTCGGATTGGGTAGATTTTGATATATCAGAGGATATTGAGTATTTATTAGCCTTTGATGGATCGGCTGTAGATTTCGGGTTTAGTTCAGATTTCTTGACTACGTTTTTTGAATCAAATTCAAATCAAGCCTCAGAAGACGTACCGAGACTCTCTGAATCGTCTTATACGTACAGTACGTTCTCTGAAGTCGAGGCATTTGATGGGACTGACACGGCGTCTTGTCACTACGATACTCTGACGGCGTCCTCGGCCTCGGCGTGTCATGTAAGACAAGTTGTGTCCTTTGTTAAGGATTCTGATCGAGTTAGATTCAAGTTTTCCTTGCCCTGCGGGTCCACTAAGGGCTACGCGATTATTAACCAGGCTTATTTTGGGCAACGAAACTATAATTACGTCTTCTATACAGGAAAATTACCCCTAACTTTTTCGGGGGGATCACAGTATGTGTTAGACGCGTCAGTCGGCAAAACAGAGGTGTGGACCGATTGGTTAGACTATTCTGTTAATACCTCTTATGACTACCTCATCTCTTGGGATGGATACGGGCTCCTTAACAAAGATGATGTGGGAGAAGCATACCGGAACAGTTCAGGGAATACGACTAAAAAACTTGACGTCTCGGAGATTCAGGTAGAAGAAAGCAGTCAGGCAAGAACAGTCTTCAGAGCGAACATTGTTAACAGCGAATTTAATTCATCTGAGCCGGTTCTAATAAGACGAGCCCTAAACATGTACTCGAGTTTTTCCCGTATACGCTTTCAATTCTCCGTCCCTCCCGGATCAATAGTTCCAGCAAATATTTATAACTGTTTCTTTGGTGTCGCAGAGTATAGTTGGAGCCATAACTTTACTTCTACTCCCGGACTGGTCAGAAGGGTAACGTTTAGCGGACAATCGTCCGTGGTAATTGATCCGCGAACTACAACAACCGTTTGGTCAGACTGGATTTCGTATGCTTTTCCTGGGCCAGACACTGGTTGGGCTTATAAGACTTATCTTCTTTCGTGGGACGGGTACGGAATAGGAAATTTCTGTCCCGAACCAAGAGTTTTTTATTTTGGATCGGCTGCTAATGCTGCTACTGATGAGCCCTCTGAGTCTTTTGATACTTACACTTATGGTGATGTCGTTAGTATTGAATCTAAGAAGGGTGGTTCTGTCGTTACTGAGTTTTCACGTCAAATCTATACGCCCTCCACAAATAAGACTATTTCTTGTGTACAAAACATTTTCACAAGAGAAGAGTTTAAGGTTGTGAGATTTAAGTTTACTATCCCTCCCCTGGCACAAGAGCCTCTTTTAATTTCTGAAGTGTGGGTGGGTGAATGGGGGGCATTTAATACTCCACCTATTGAAGACCCAGTTGTGGCTCAGATCACTTTCAACGAGGGGCAAGATACGTCTCTATTCTTAGATTTAGGATCAGAGTCAGTGTGGTCAGATTGGGTAACAATTCCTACTGAAGAGGCGATGTCGAGGTTACAACTGTATACTGAGGGTCTGTCTATAGGTAACCGGGGGTCTAAGGAGGCTACGTATTATAAAGGAGGTGCCAGCGAGGCCCATCTGGATTCAGTCTCCGGTTACGGGCTCTATTCTCCATCAGCGTCTGCTGATATAACTCGTATCGAAGTTAAAGATATTCTCGAGGAAGAGGAATCAACCCTTACATCCGCAGACAGTATAAATGGATGGGACTCTGTTTCAGGAACATTTCGAAGGTTTGTGGATTTTACTACAAGCGGAAACTATATACGATTTCGGTTTTCTCGACCTTATCAGGATCAGGACTTTTCTCTTAATCAAGCACACTTTGGATATAGAGACCAAGACACTTATGGGTTCCTAACAAGCCCTCCCAAAATAAGAGTTACTTTTGGAGGAGTTAGCGGGTTCACTATGAGTGGAACTGAAATTGATGTTTGGTCTGATTGGATGCGGTATGATATTTTACAAGGTCATAAGTACTTACTGACATGGGATGGGAGTGCCGTGGGTTATCTTACTGCGGTGCCTAGTGCTCGTATTGGAGGAGTAAATAGAGCCAATATTATTGATATCACTGAATTTGATATAAAGGGAATAGAGTATTATGAGAGGGAGGTTACCTCTAAATTAGTAGGAGTTGTTGAGGTTCAGATGAAAGAGGTAAATCTTGGTAAGAGTCCTTTGATAAATGTCCAACGAACTGAAACCGCTAATTCAATAGTGGTGGGGAGCCCGGAAGACACATCCTTAGGTACACTGGTGACCTCTGAGGGTGTTCCTTTCTGTCTTCCTCAATATTTAACAGACTCTGTAGAAGAGACCCAGTATTCGTCTGATACATTTAATCCACTCCAAGTCGTTGAATTTGATAGGTGGAATAAGGCTGCTTTTGCCAAGCAAGTAGACATGAAAGATGGGGTTTACTATATCTACCAAATGGCGGATGAGAACTTTTTTTATAACATTACTACAGAAACCAGCGATGCTGGGTCAGAGTATGATGCTACCAACATTGTGGGCTATGATGGGCGAATATTTTTATCACAGGCAGAGCCGGATCAATATGGTTATATCTATTTGACGGCACCAGAGGCTACGTCTTTTTCCTGGTGGAATTATCCTCAACTTTGTTCAGCCTTCAAGATTGGGACTTGTAAGGTGGGGGAATCTGTTGCTGCTAGTTGGATAACAAGTAAGGCAGAGTTGATGCCTGAAATTTTTATTGACCCAACGGTTAGCCAGGACGAGGATGCTACAATAGGGATATATCCTGATCTCGATAGAACCGTTCCTGGGGGTCACTATTCATTGTCGGATATTAGGGATTGGGAGATTGTGGTCCGTAACCTAACGAAGCACAGGATTGTTCTCGGGTATGTCGGTCAACTGTCAAGTCTTCGGAGACAAAAGATGGAGCAGTTTGGCTTCTCTTTTCTTACCCTTTCGGATGTACCAACCCACAGTTGGACATCTCCCGTTGTTGTTGAGGGATTGAGTAAAGAGTTTTATTTAGTTGATAATTTTACGTTTTATATCATTTTTGTCACAGAAGACGGGGACTTGTTGTTGAGAGGACCGGGGCCTAAAGAGGTATCAGGGACGTGCGTTGACTCCAGTATTAAGTCTCTTAGATCAGGCGTTGGTAAGTTTAGAAATCCTCTAAGGCTTATAGGTGGATACCCAGAAGTTACTAAGATAGACCCTGGGTTGGCTTACTATCTCTATTTAGCGCCTAGTGATCCATCTTGGCAGGATTTTTCAGGCCAACTATTTTTGTCTTCAGAAAGTCCGTCTCTCTTTGAGGGGGAATATGTTCTTGATTCTTCCATAACTCTTGCAAAGGCTCTGTGTATAGGACGCGTCTCGACTACGAAGGAACTTACCTTAACTAGCAACTACGGTAATTATATTTTTGATGTTTTTCCTGGGAGCGATATTCAACTCAAGGTGGGAGAAAGTTCGGAAGATTTGTATTGGGAAGAGAGATTACCACAGTTTGAACATCACTGCCTTAGTGACGGGGCTGCAGTATATAGTGGTAGCAGTCCGTACAATGAGTACGGGGATCGCGTGAATCCATTATTAGTAGGTAAAGTTTTGTTATTATTTGAGGATAAGCCACTAGCCCTTTCGTTACCCGGTTACGAAACTCACTTTCCTGCTGCCGAAAGGGTTGACGCTGGTATATATTATATCTATAGAACGGTACCAGACGTTCGTTGGATGAGTTTTTCGGATGCTGCATTTCTCAGCATGTCACCACCCGACAAATCTGGTGAGAAGAGTTGGAGCGGTTTCTTTGAGACTACTGAGGTTAGGTCGTGGTGTGTTGGAAAAGTTATACTGAGGTATGGGCCTTCTCAAAGCCTAGAACAAGTATATCCAGGGGCAGCGCAGATACTTGAGGGCTCGGACTATCTAAGGATTGTTTCTGATAATAGCCTTAGATATGTTGATGAGGACAATTGGAAAAAGACGATACGGGCCACAGAGGTCGTTCTTTTGGGTATGTCGTGGTCTTATTCGGATGGAAACGGAAAACCCCTATTCTTTGATCCATTAACAAGTCAGATCAGCGTAGTTGATGAGTTCTTGGAGGGGATTTATAATGTGTATGTTTCTTCTATGGAACTTGGATGGGAAGATCTAAGTTTGGACTATATTGGCTCTCTCTTTTTATGTCAAGCCGAGCCTAACACTGTTGGGGATATTCTCACCTCTTACATAGGTAGCGAGCAAGTTCAGGCATGGAAAGTAGGCCGAGTCCAGGTGACTTATTTTAGAGCAAGCGAATCTCAGCCGGAGAGTAAATTTTCTGGATTTGGGAGTACTGTGGTATCTGGAACCAACCCAATAGCCACTGAAACAGTCGTTCCAGACTCGGGAATCCGTTCCTTCTTCTCGGGAGGGGAGGTTTATATCGGGGCTGTAATGTTGCCTATTTACGCGGAAGGGAAGCCGATTTATCTCGAACTGCAGTTCATTCTTCCGCCTGATCTGAATAATAAGGATTGTGTCATACAGATAACCAGTTGGTGTCTAGACTATACTATTGATTTGGATGAGTATTTTGTTTCGGGTCAGCCTCCTCCTGTGATAGATAATGCTTCCTTTTTACTGACACAGGAAATTGGTTTAGATGATCTTATGAATAGTCGGATCAAAATGTTCAAAGTCACCGACAACAGCGGTAGAATTGGGCAGCGGCAAGTTAATCTTGGAGATAGTATTATTGCGAAGGTTGTAGTTAAGAGCAATGCTGTGGTCTCGAATAAAACACTCCAGATAGTTCCGGAGCCAGTTATTAGTTCTCTAACGTTTCTTTTTCATCCGGTAGAGAGCGAAGAGCAGGGGTAATATGCCTGTAACACCCACAATAACGATCTTAGATAACACAATACAGAAGCCGGAAGCGAAGAATCTGGAGGCAATTTATCCAATAGTTGTTGACGGAGATCACGTTTTATATTTTGATGATGAGACTAGACCTCCTAAGACTATAGGAAATACTGCGGTGTATTTTCATCGCTTAACTCTGAAGCTTGGTATTGGTGAGGTCAGCTATCCCCTTGAGTTCGAAGAGAACGAGTACACAAGCCTTTGGACGATCAAGGAGATAAAGGCGTCGGAACCGGGGGAGTGGTACCTTTATCTGGCGGCTGACCAACAGGGGTGGGGTTATCTAAGTGGACAGATGTTTTTGTCGAAGATGTTTCCCAACTATCCGACAAATATGTTGAGAATACCTGTGTCGGAAAGTAGGATTCTCTTTGCATTGAGAATGGCAAATGTTACAATAAATGCCCGTTACTTAGGTCAGACGGAGATGTCTTATTCAGTGGTTATAACTGATCCTTACTTAACGAATATTAGAGTTGACAATGATACCATTATTTATGAGGATCTTAACCCAGGCGCTACTATTCCCGTGGCCGGAATTCCTACTCCTTCTGAATACTTGTATCTGAATGTTAGTTTTTCTAGATTTAGAAAACCGCTTTTTTATGATCCCACAAAAACGTTTGAGGTGCAATCTTTGCCAGCGGCTCCTCATAACTATCGAGTATATATAGCATCAAATCAGTCTGAGTGGGATCTCGTAAACCCCCTGTATAAGGGTCAAATGTTGTTTATTGATAAGGATTACGACACGGGGGATCCTCTCTTATTCCCTCGCTACATAGGAAGCGGCATTTACCTCGATGCTCTTTATATTGGAGAGGTTTCAATGGCTTTCCGAACTGTCGTATCTCCTTATGACAGTACGGTTACAGGGCATCTCTGTAATTACTGTAAAATTGTGAGAGACGTGGAGGGAGATCGTCTTAATTGGGCCGCACCCGATGACCCGCATTCATACGGGGAGTTAATTTTTGTAGACAACAAACAACCCACTCGAGTTATAGGGGGCACTGTCGTTAATGTTGACGGTTTATCGAACCTACTTTCAGTGTTTCATTATAGACCCTGCCTACACGCTGCGCGCTACACTACTCCAAGGTTTTCCTATGAAACTTTAGTGACGGGGGATTACAATATTTACTTGGCGTCGGATCAAAAGGCGTGGGATCAGCTCTTTGGAGAGGGTATTAAGGGAAACCTTTTCTTAACCGATCCAAAAACTGATTTTGTAATGAATACGGAGTTCTTCAAGGAGAGGTCGGGTTTTTGGTACTCGAGTCAAATAGATCCTTATAAGACCGAGGAGGGAGTCCCGGTAACTTCTACGGTTAAGCTTAAAGAGGTTTTCCCTCTTAAGTATGGAATCGATCAATCCTTACATGCCATCTATTTGACAAGTGCTCGTATCATTATGTCTGAGGATGGCACTGGTATTGCCCGAGTAATCTTCAATAATAAGTATTCAGGAGATCCCCGGTTAACTGTTGATGACAACAATGAAATTGTCTTTAATGATGAGGCTCCTTGGACTGAGGTTGACGGCTATCGAGTTGTGGCAAAGGGTTTGACCCTTAAAAGAACGTCATTCTATTTTCGAGTCCCGCTCACGAAGGATCTCACAGGATTAATCCAGAGTTCCATTTTTGAGTCCAGTACTTACAACATATATATTTCAGGGATTAGAAATTGGTCGGAACTTGGTTTGGAGACAAACTATGAAGGAGTTCTTTTTCTTGTAGACGCGACAGAGGATCCGGATAAGGACTGGTTCCCGCACATACAGGCCGGTCAAAGTGCAATCAATGCCAAGTATGTTGGGCAGGCGACTCTCTCAGTAGAAACAGTTGTTAACTCCTACACAGGAGATACTACATACCGAATAACGTCAGCAAAGATACTAGAGGGAAGTGATCCACGATTAAGTCTAGGACAAGATAATGACATCATATTTACTGGAGGCACCGGAGCAACCGAGGATATTGGTTTTGAGCCAATCTCTGTAGAGTTATTAAGGCTCAAACTTCCTCAAGATTCGTATAGACCTGTTATTCTTTTTGATTTTAAGTATCTTAGGGGATTGTCATTAGGTTACGAATACTTTGATGCCTACACTACGCGATATGATACGGCTATTGCTACTCTAAAGTCAGAGTGGTCTCTCGTTCATGCAGACTATCCCGGTAAGATGTTTTTAAGACCAACGTGGGCTGCGCTATCCTACTACAATAATTCAGGTATGGATCCCTCTCCCGGCTCTACAAACCCGAGGACAGAGTTTCCCGTAGCTCTTTATTCCTTAGGGTCATTCTCTTGGGTATTTAAAACCTCTGAAGACCCTTATACAGGAACCAAGGGACATAGGATCGAGTCGGTTAAGACGAATGATTTTTACAAACAAAATATACCATTAGGGAATCCTGACTCTGCTCCCAGAGGTTTCTTTATCGATCACTACGGAAATGCTTTTTATGACAAAGAACTCGATGATACCTATTATGTAGAAGCCGATTGGTTGAGTCAGAGCGGAGGTGAGTGGGATAATCCCCAGTATCTTCATTTGCCGGTTTTTCATTACCAACACCATTTTTTAAGGCCCACAGATTTGATAGAAGCATTGGGAGAGGGGGTTTTCGAGGAACGGAAATATAACATCTTTTTGGGGTCTAACCAACGGGATTGGTTGTACCAGGTAAGTAACGGAAGAAACTATAAAGGTAAGATGTTTTTGGCTGCGGAAGAACCTGACGGGAATGATTTACTCCGCATACCTTATGCAGATCCCGACACCGGTAGTAATGTTTATTTGGAAGCGGAGTTTATGGGTTCGGTTGATATTCATCTCTCAAAATATTCAGTGAAAGCCTCTTATCAATTAAGTTACGATGCCCTGAAGGGGGATTTAATATATGCTGATGTAATTGATCCTGTTTTAGAGATTGACGCTACTGAGGTTGATGTATCCGGTATCTCTCTTTTGGATGCTCCTGGTCGGTATAGGCTCCCTCTTTTAGAGGATACAAACAACGGGACAGTAGGTGTAGTTCAAGAGTTGGGCGGGACTTATAATGTATTCCTTACTCCCGATAAATCCGACTGGTCTGATTTCCAGTATGGTTACCGAGCCTCAATGTTTTTATCAACCGATGACTGTGACCCCGTGAACGGCATAAGGTACTATACTACGGATAGTGGGATTTCATTGAAAGCCATTAAGGTTGGGTCAGTTGATTTTGAGTGGAATTGTCAAAAGCAGATGTACAAGTATCGTGTTATCAAAATGGATCCTATTGAGATAATGGATAAGTATAGTACTGTAACACCTGACGATGAATGGATTAGGGAGAGCCCCGGGTCCCAGGTACCTGGTGAGCAGGAGCGGTATCCTCAACTTTGGTGTACGAGACTTGGTCCTGGGCGTCCCCGGCCTCCGCTGACAGCAGTGTCGGCTGCTCGAGAAAATGAAATAATTATCAGGGAAGAGTGGGCTGAAGACGCCATAACGGAAGACTCTACTGTTAAACAGATTATTAGAATTGGTGTAGATAATACCTTAGTTGAAGAATATTCTCTCATAGGGTTGGAAGACGGTCAGGAGTTTTTTGTTCTAGGTATAACCGGGGACGGATCAGGTAGTGGCGATGTTTCCTCCTCCGTAGATCATTTAGATGGAAATGTGAGGAGCGTAACACACCTTATGGTTTCTCCTGTGAATGGTTTGACGATGGTATCTTACGACTTGGGTGGGAATTTAAAGAGTCCGAAGCAGGTTTCCACCGCGGTTACTGCATCATCCCATTATATCGATCTTACCAATATTGCTCAGATTCGATCTGTTTCTTTTCTTGAACACGTGCCTCCTCAATGTTCTATTTTTTATGCCTTTTCTTTCGATCGCAAGAAGACGTGGAAAATTTTTATTTCAGGCGCGTGGAAAGATATAGCACAGTATACGGATGTGCATATTTGGCAATTTAAGAACAAGGATAATGCCTGGGAGGCTGCCAGCGAGAACAATTTACTCTCCTGTCTCAGACAGGCTATGGAAATATCCTTCAATCAAAGTCCGAGTCTTTACTTTACCGATCTTGCTAAGGATGCATGGCAAAGAATAGATGTAAGTCTTGAGAGAGCAGACGTTGTTTTCGGACTTGTTTCAGATGGAGAATCTCAGCCGTCTGTACGAGGCATAACAGTTAATGCCATTACAAGAGAACAAGAACCTGTTTCTCGTTCAATCACTATCTCCTCCGAGAACCAGGTAGATATTGAAAACAGGCGGGGGTTAATTCGTTCCTGGGAGTGGGATAATGTTAACCGGGGGCATTTCGAGGGAGTAACTAAATACCTTGATCCAGATCGGTCGCTGTATTTCTACGCTTTCGGTCGCGTAGGAATTCCTTGTAAAGAAGTTGGATATGAGCCACTCACAGTGGTCAGGTTCAGAAATGCAGGTGCATATAGCGGTGACTATTTAGTACTTGATGCTCTTGTATTTTCCGAAGATTTGTGGATGGATGGCGTCTACAGTGTGTTGTTCGGGGATTATAATCGTCTCGTCACACAGAGTTCTACGGGAACCGATAGTGTTGTTTTTTTCACAAAACTCGACCCGAATCTAATAGTAAATATGATTGAGGGTTTTACGCTCTCTGTATTAGGGAAGGTTGGTGTTGAGGTAACATATGAGGAGTATTCTACTCTTAGACCTCTCTTTGTATTCGATATGTTTGGCCCGCATTCCGAGATGTTGAATGTTACGGATGACAAGTATGATATTGAATACAGGTGGAATGGCCCGGACCCAACTTGGCTCCCCGGTGTTTGGGAGACTCAAATTCTTGACTCGCCCTCTGTCTATGACCATATTAGATTAGGGCCGGTGTCGTACCGACCTCCGCTTTTTATCACCGCGGTAGGGTCAGGACCGGGGCCAGAAGCTTAATGCCTAAAGTATCAATTTTAATGTCGGTTTATAATAGAGAGAAGTATCTTGCGAGGTCTTTAGAGAGTGTTTTATGTCAAGATTTTGAAGACTTCGAGTTTATTGTGTGGGATGACGGCTCAACTGACAAGTCAATAGATATTCTGAGAGACTATGAGGCTATGGATGACCGAATGAGAGTTATCTATCATCACCACTTAGGCACGCCTTATCCGCTGCTGTTAGCTGCTAGAGAAGCGAGGGGCGAGTATTTGGGGTGGGTTGATAGTGATGACAGGATAGATAGAGAGACGCTTACAGAAACAGTTGCAGTTTTGGACGCTTTTCCTGATGTAGGTTTAGTTTATACCCACTGTAAACTAATTGATGAGTGCGGTAGGATTGTAGGTAAATCAAGGAGTTCGCTTTTACCCTATACAGATTTAGGAATGTTGACAGAATTTCTTACGTTTCACTTTCGCCTCCTACGTAAATCAATTTATGACAGTGTTGGCGGAATTGATGAGTCGATACGTTATAGTTTTGACTATGACCTCTGTCTACGGATATGTGAAATTACACGTGTCTATCAATTAAAAAGGTTCCTCCATTATCATCGAGTTCATAGAAATTCTATTACGAAGGAGCATAGAATGGAGCAAATTAAGTGTTCCCAAGAAGCAATCGAGCGGGCTATCGTTAGGAGAGGTCTTCAAGATAAGTTTTTCCTTGATGTTAATATTATGCCTCAATTTATTCTTATATCTAAGGAGAAAAGTAATGGACAGTGATCTAAAACAGAGAGATCCTGCTGGATCGATACCAAGAGAAGACACAGAACCGACTTTTACGTGGTCTATAAAAAGAGTTCCCCTAGTTCCTGGATACTGGTGTGTCTGTGTAGGGCCGTTACGAGAAGAGTGGGGAGACTATGCAGGAAAAATCTTCTTGGCCCAGTCTAACATAACATTCAGCGGCGGCATTGGTGGATAAGAGACTAGTATGAGTATTTGGTCAAGTGATGATTGCGGGTGGTGGTGGGTCGCCAATCCATCTGATACAGGCGGGGCGGATCTTGATATTCGATCCGCCAAGGTTGGAATGGTTAGGGTTAGGTATAGTAAATATCATTTAGTACCCTCGGAAGGAGACGTCCGATCGTTTGTGGCTAGGATTATTGATGGGCCAACAGAAGCCTTTCTCCATACCGGAGAGTTTATTTACCGGAATGAGGGAGACACTAGGTTTTTGATGCTTGACGATACTGTTCTCGATACCGTTCGTCTATCATTTTCCCCGGTTAGTGCCTTGAACCCCCCTCTCTATCTTAAAAATGAGGAATTTACAATAGATTATGAAGGTTACGGTTCCTCTCTTTACTATCTTTACCTCACCTCGGCTCACGAGAAGTGGAAAGTTTTGGGTCGTCACTATTGCGGGGCAATAATTGCTTCTAAGGAGCCAATCAATGATGACGATCTTCCTCTCTTGAAAGGGAGGATAGGAGGGGTTCCGGTTACGGCTCTTTATCTCGCAGAAGTTAAGATTAAGAGTACCAGGAGTTTCGAGCTGAATAGACCTCTAAGTTATGTCGAGCAACCTGTTACTATTCTCAATACGTCGGGCGGCTCGAAGAGGATAATTGTATCAGGCGTGACAACGGAATCAAGGTATTCTGGAGGATCCCTTATCTGCGGTTTTGTTTGGCAACCGGATTTTTTGAACTGTAACCCGATATATTTCGGTATTGAGTTTGAAACTGACCGAGACGTAATGGATTATTATGACCAGATTGTTTTGAAGTCTTGGGTTGTTTCCAAAAGTGTAGACATTAACAAGATGGTTCAGTCGGGTCGAGTAGATATCCCCATTTGGCCGGATAGGTATTTTTATACCGCAGAAGGCAGTATGATAGGCGTTTTGCCATCAGGAGAGTTGACGGGTTTTGGACTCAACAGGATATTTCAGATATCAACTGAAAACGGTGTTATCGGAGGGATTATGCCGTCTGTGGGCGATAACATTTTTGTTTCTTTAGAATCTAATCCTCTTAACAAATTGATACCTGATGAAATGGCTTCTCTTGGCAAGGTTCCTATTAGTATTCGGAGAGCGGCAGCAATCGTTAAGCGGCCCTCAGGAGGTCCTTCACTCCTCGTTGAGTTGGACTCTACTGAGACGGCTATGGAAAAGTCCTCTTCTACCACAACGACAACTACGTTTTCCACTACTACGACGGGCACTATTCTTACTTCGACAACAGAAAACCCCGGCCCGTAAAGTGGTTTATTAGCAATGACTCAAACAACCCGTACAATATCTCCGCTATCTTATGGTTGGTCTGTCGGACCTGCTATGTCTCTAGAGATGTACCCGACAGGGTGGGGATCCGCTGTTCAGTATGGCGGTAAGATATTCTATTTCGGTGGATGGGGAACCGATCCAAATGATACCGACCACATCTCGAATAATCTCTATATTTTGGATATTGCCGATGGAGTCTGGACACTAGGCCCAGAGGCCCCGACTCCGCGTAGATACCATTCCGCGGTTGTTTACAATGATAACATGTATGTATGGGGAGGTGTTTCAGACTATTACAGTGAAGTTGTTTTGAACACAATGGATATATTCAATTTTAGTAATTACACCTGGACAGGTGCTCTTACAGGAGGACAACCTCGCTTCGGACATTGTTGCGGTGTTTACGGAACAAAGATGTACGCGTGGGGAGGGACAGATAGGCGATTTTGGGGTAATGACCAGCGCGTTTTTACTTCTATGGATATTTTCGATTTCACAACAGGTCAGTGGACATCGGGCGTCAGCGGAGGTACTGGGAGAGTTTTCGGTTTAGGGCTTGTTCTGAATAACCAGTTTTTTACTATAGGCGGAAATTCTCTTGCTAAATACAGAGAAAATTTAGTAGAAATATTCAACTTTTCGACTTCTACGTGGTCCCTGGGTCCAGGTCTCATTACAGGTCGAAGTGATACTGCTGGTGCTGTTATTGCGAATCGTATCTTTGTATGGTCTGGCTCGTTTGACGTAGGTATTATCCCATCATATAACGAGATGTACGACCCTTCTATAGGACACTGGAGTTCGATTCTTGACGGGGGGACTCATCGAGAGGCTCATGTTGGTGTGGGGTATCAAAATAAGATATATTATCTTGGAGGAGAGTCATCTAATGAAGAGTACGCCGTAGATATCTTTTATATCTCAGAGCCCCTGACCACTACTCCGCCTCCACCTGAAGCAACTCCCAGTGACCTGTGGAAGAAAGATTTTGCTTATATACCTTACCCAATGACAAGTTTTGAGTTGCCTCTTACTGAGATACCCTCTGTTGGTACGAGAACTATTAAGGACGAAGTTTTTGATAGATCAATTACTATTACCGCAGCTAGTGATGACCGGACGGGCTTGCCTTATACTGCATATATGACAGGAGCCGGGCAGGGATTTGTAATTTTAGATCTGAATACTGTTGACGGAGGAAACGTAGATACCTTTATTACTGGCCCCAACTTTATATTTGATGTTGATTTGTTTATCGATTCTCACGTAACATATACTACTCTGAGTGTTTCATTATTTAGCTTTTCTACCTCGGAACAGCCTCCTCAACCTTTTATGCCTTCTATGGAAACTTGGTTTTTTGCTCGTTTTAGTAGAGTTGGAAAATTTTGGGTCTTTCACAGCGAGGCGTCTCAGATTAACTGGGGGAGTTTTTGTGCCAAGTTTGCATTAAATCTCTCAGCAATTCCTATCGACTCTTGGTTCAAGTTAACTCTTACAAGAAATAAGGATACGAATGCCTATACGTGGTACCTTAACGATGAGGTGCTTCTTGATAGGCGATCTAGATATTGTGGTTGGGAGAGTGACGTTTATTGGGACACGGACTCTTTCTTTACTGGTTCACAGAGTTATGGGGTTGAATCGTCTTTGCTTTCTTGTAATAACGGTAAGGTCTACTATAAAAACATAAAGATACAGAAAGGAACCTCTCTCCCAACAAAGGTTTCTCCTCTCTATATCTCTGACTGTGCCGGTGCTATGAGTACAGCCCCGGTAGAAGAGTATGACTGGATTACAGGGTTCTATTATTTAGCAAATGCGTTTACCCGGTACGAAGATACCAGTATTCCTTGTGAATCTGAGTCTGGGAGTCCTGGTTTTTTAACGACCGAGCAATTTTTTCGAGAACTCTGTGTAACATATCGATGTGCTTCTACTGTAGTTACAGAGTTGATCCCCGGTACTTCTGAGTATGGTGACGTGCATTGGGAGTATGGATGGTCTCCCTCTCTTGTGTATTGTGGGGGGTCTATGGGTTACTTGCCTCAGCAAGATGGGGGTATGTGTCTTGGAGTTAGTTCTTATGCCTTAACAGAAGACGGCGGCGGGTACGAATTTAAAGAAGTGAAGATAATAGTACACCCTGACTTGAGTCTTGGAAGAGATCCTATGAGAATGTCTCAGGGATACCGAGTCGAGCTATTTATGAAATTTCCCCAGGTTCAATTTACATCAACAATCTTGTCTGGTTACGCGGTTGAAGATACTGAGGATAACATTGTTCCGTGGGAGATTACTCTAGCCTATTATAACGGTAACGAAGTCGGTGGATCGTATGGGCGTATCACGGTGGAGGGGATGCCATTTGATATGGGGCCTGATTTTATTTTTCCGCCCGAAGGTTATGTGACGGGATTTCGGTTCGAGAGAGAAAAAGCAAGCTCCATTATCAGGATTTACATCAAACCTTCAAACGAAGACTGGAAGATTCTTCGGGACGTAAATGGGGATTTGTGTGAGTATCAATACTCGAGAACGTTATTTGAAACTGATTCTCCGAATCGAGAGTACTATATTATGTCATTTAGGGAGTCAGAAAATAGCTGGGGTATAATTTCTCAGTATGGAGAGTCGTATTTTTACCGATTCCCTGTCCATCGACTTTTCTTTTCCAATTTTAGGATTAGCCATTACTTGTCTATAGACGAGTAAAAGGATTTGATGTGCCTTACTACCCTACTATAACTGTGCTTGGAGATACTTTACCGTCTCCTAAAATTACGAACTTGATAGCCTACGATCCTGGCTTGAACCTGGATGAGTATGAGGGTCTAAAGTATGAGTCATCAGACCCTAATTTTATTCTCCCGATAGGTGGTACTGATGTTCCTGCCTCTTTTTTAACCCTAAGACAGGGTATGGGTAAGTATAGACCTATCTTAAAGGTTACGTGGAGGACTACTGGATCGGCGCGTCTCGATTGGGAAGAGTTTGTTCCCGGCACTTATCAGGTTTATCTTGCGAGCACGACCGTCTATTGGCCCGAAGTTTATCGAGGACAGGTTTTCCTTTCTCTCTCTACTCCTAACGACGGAAACCTTCTGAATTTACCTGTTATCATACGAGATGGTCAGGTAAAACGAAGAGTTTATGGACTCCATTTAGGGTCTGCTAGGATAAACGCGAGGATAATTGACGGAAGCGGTTTTAGGTTCAACGTAATCGTGTTGGAAGGTAGCGACCCTTATCTTTCTGAGATTCCTGGTGGATTGGTTCTGGACGATCCTGGAGTATCCCCCACCAGACTTGTTGGTGATACAGAAGTTTCTACCGCGTACGTAACGTTGAAGGCGGATAAACGAGACTTCCGAAAACCTTTACAGATCAATGCCAGAAAAGTTTACGACCCATTATCTTCGACTTCTACGATAAACTGTAATGTGTATATAGCCTCCAACCAGGAAGAGTGGGATGCTGTAAGAGTAGGTTATCGGGGTGATCTTTTTCTCGTAGAATCCAGCAGTGATTTTTGTCATCGACCGGGTCATCATAGTTTATTCTCACTAAATATAGGTCAAGACAGAGGGGTTGGGGCTGCGTATGTAGGGAATGTTGATGTTGATCTAGAAGAAGTGGTAAGCCCTTTTACAAGGGAGAAAGCCAGGATAGCCACAATAACTATCCTTGACAATCCAACGACTCGGCTTCATCTTGTCCACGGTCACTTGGTGTATATCGGCTACGAAGTTGAACTGATAGCTGGGACAAATGTAGATACCAGATACTTAACAGTTTCCTCATCTGCTACTAACTTTCGGTACCCATTAGGACATGGTCGAATTCTGTACAATTACCTGAGAACTGAAGCCATCAAGACTGGTAAGTATCACGTTTATGTCGGAGCCAATACTCAGAGATGGGATATTTTATGTCCTGGTTATCGAAACCAGTTGTTTCTTATAGATGCATCAACGGATGAATTTCACCTCACTTTCCCCATTTATCAGGAGCCGATCCATAAGATTGGAGCAAAATATGTTGGTGAAGTAGACCTAATTGTTGAAGACGGGTACATCAGTAAGTGTACCCTTGATCCGACCAACGCTGGGACTCTTGTAGAAGACTTATATCTCGCTGGGTCGCAATGTTACCGATACCACAAGACGGTTTCAGGAGACCCAGAGTTTACTCAGGTGTCTGAGCCGGTTGGTATCAATACTTGGCTTGGTGTTACTTTCGATACGACATTCGACAAGAACAATCTTCTTTTTTGTGGCGAGGATTGTTATGTTGGTTATTACAACGAATCGGCGGACGGGAATAACTGGAGCGATGTGTCCCCTACTCAGGAGCAACTCGATTTCCAGCCCTCTCATCTCCAGGGGATTACGTCAGAACACGGTTATATCTACTGCGTCGGTGATCCGGTAGACCAGCCCTCTTTATTACCGGATGTTAGACTTGCTACTACCATATTGGTTTCTGAAGATAGCGGTAAGACTTGGCAGAAAGATTGGACAGATTATTGGCAGCCAATAACTATTCTTTACAACAACTATGTTTTGCCAGAACCTCCATCTAGATATTTCAGGTTTCGATGTTATGCTAAGTTTTTGATGTTTATTGTTGGAGAGGTGTGGGAGAAGTATATTCCTCCAATTACGGATGGTATGAGAGCAGTCTCAGCATCTCACGAGATGGTAATTGCTGTGGGAGAGAATGGAAGGGTTCTCAATAGAGGCGTGGGAAGCGCAAATGTTGTTTGGAATAGATGTGCGTACACAGGAACTCGTCTCAATGGAGTGTCAACTGTTGCTGGAGAATATCCCTTCACGGTTGTTGTGGGGGATGACGGGTATATTGGGTTTTTGTTCTCGGGTAATATAATAAGCGGCCCATTCTTACAGGCCCCTCAATTTGTTACAGAACGGCTCAACGGCGCTTGGGCTCATTCTAGATGGGACGTATTTGTTGTCGGGGACGGAGGTAAAATTCTCTATTTTAACGGAACCGTGTGGGGCGAGATGGACTCTCCAACTGTCTCTAATCTCTTCTCTGTACATGGAACAAACCCGGACAACGTCTATGCCGCAGGAGATGGGGTTGTTATCAAGTGGGACGGTTCTGAGTGGACAGTGCTGGACATTCAGAGTTCTGATACTTTCTTGGGAGCGTATCGATGTAAAGTTGGCCCGGCTCTTCATTGGGACGCGGGTCAAAACGATCTTGTTTACCGAAGCCCGGATACATATTACAGTACTATAAGCGGTTATCTCACATATATTCGTGAACGCAGGTTGAGTCTTGGGATCCTTGATTTAAGACCACCTCTGTATTTTGAGAACGGTCTTCCCTACACAATGGATCGTTATGAGTCGGGGGCCTATCACGTTTATATTTCCAGCAGAGACCACAAGTGGAGCCTATTCGATCCAGAGTACCGAAACCAGATTTTTGTTACGCCCGCTAAGCATGACTTAGATCAGACTATGTTCTTGACAGGCGATTACCGGGCTACTTATATAGGAACATGGCACGTAATTTTGAAACCTCTGACAAATAATTTTGAGTCATGGGAGGGGTATTCTATTCAAGAGTCTTGGTTTGAAGATCATAGCGCGTACTTGAAAATAAATATTTTTAACAAATCGATTCGATATTTTGGAGAAGCCCCGTCTGCACAAGAGGGTTCGACTGTAATGTTGAGTGTTCCCCTTACAGAAACCACTATTCCCGCTGTGGGTCATTTTTTCTCCTGTGAACCATTTCAACATCAGGTAAGCCCGGGCTTAGGGTCTTCAGTAGAAAACATAGTTGATCCTTACGGTAACCCTACCAGTATTATGACTACGTCTGGTTTTCCGGTTTTTGATTACGAGTCATATGACTGGCAGCTTGGGCTCCGTTTCTCATTTTCTTGTTATTTGAGGTTTCCTGAATTATCTGAATTAGTGGATAGAGAAATTGTGCTGTTCGATCTCAGGGTAAACTTAGGTCAGGTTCAAGCCGCCATACGGGAGGGGCGAGTGTTGGAATATACATTACTAGATATACCAACAGGCAATCCTCTTATAACTCAAACCTTCGATTTGTTTGACACAACCATACCGGCAGGGAAATGGTTTAAGATAGAAATCCGTCGAGACAGTGGCAACGTCTACAGGTGGAGAATGGACGGAGCCGATATCTTAGATGCTACTGGTGAAAAGTGTGAGTGGGTTTCTGAATTCTTCTTTTGTGCCGCACCCGATGTGCCATTTAACTTTTGTGAACCGGCACCCTCTCTTAGCGGCGCGTACGTTTCAGATATCAAGTTATTGAGAGATACTTTGATCGTTAATGAGGCTGAGTCGGCTCAAAGCTATGACTTGGAGAGAAAACATAAAGCGTATAGGTGGTCTCCACTTATTCCTCAAAGCTTCACATTGGATTGGATGCCGGAAACTAAATTTGACTTAGGAACTGAGCAGTCATATCAAGTGTATATTGCCGGGATTGAAGATTGCTGGGATGAGTTAAACCATTACTATAAGGGGCAACTGTTCCTAATCAATTCTATAATTGATCCAGAGGGGTCTTACTTAGTTCTTAATCTTGATAAAAAGCCTGCTTATTGTATCAATGTAGGAAAGATAACAGCTACGTTTCAGCAAGTTATAGATGATTTTACCCAAGCCTTCGGTCATCGGTGCGTCAAAATTTCTATTGAAGAGGGCTCCGATGATCATCTAGGAATTACTCCAGATAACATACTATATTTTTCCGATTCGGTTGATACGACTAGATCAATTAATCTCAAAGACGTGGATGTTTCTTATTTAGAGATTCGGCTCCCGCTCTTTAACTATAAGGATATTATGAGTCTGAAAATCCTGGGCGGTGCCCTAGATGTTCAAAACTTTGAGCCTGGAGACTATTATGTCTATATTGGTTCTGATGAAGATACGTGGGACTCGGTAAATCCTGATTATCGAGCCAATTTATACCTAAGCAAGGATATCCCTGCAACTGATAATTTCCTCACGATTCCTTTGGAGACTGGTTCTATCACTAGTAAGTGTATCGGTAAAGTTTCGTTGTCATTGGAAGAGGAGACAACTCATCCAAACTATCATCTCCTGACCGGGGAATCATCTGATCGGCTCAACTATGTTGATACTATTGATCCTACAATTGAAGTGGGGGGCTATCTCGTAGATGTGTCGGATCTCAGCCTCCTAACATCCGGAGGTAGGTATCGGTTGCCTCTGGACCCTGGGGGTGAAGATAGTGTAGCATCTAGAGTACAGGGGATATTTGGAGAGTATAATGTTTATATCGCCGACAACAATCCTAAGTGGGTTCTTGCTGGAATGGGATACCGTAGTCAGTTATTCCTCAGTAGGGCCGAGCCCGATCCTTCTTCTAATCTACTAAATGTGCTAATTAGTTATGGGGGAGAGTATGTTCAGGCTTTGAAGGTAGGCCGAGTTAATGTTGAGTGGAGGTCTAACTATGATCTTGGAATTGTTACAACTTGGTTGAAGTATTCGATAACACTTAAAGACCCTCATCACCTTAAGCTTTCTGTGACTGAAGATGGAGATTTGATTTTTCGTTCTTCATCAAAACTGATTGTTTGCGGTACTTACGTTAACGCTTCGTATTTAACTCTTCGAGAGGGAGCCGGGAAGTTTCGTAGCCCTCTAGTTAAGGATTCGGTAGACCTTTTTTCTTCTATTCATAATATAGATACCGGAGATTATGGAGTTTATCTTGCTCCTGCCTCCTCTGAGTGGAAAAACTACGCTGGAAAACTCTTTCTTTCTAATCTGGACTCTGTCATTATTGATGGAAAAGAAGTGCTGCAAATTCCCGGTCTTGAAACATGGGCTATAAAACTTGGGGAGGTTACGGTAACTTGGGAGGTTATCCCTTACCCCATGACAACGAAGCCGGTGATCGAACTTGATGATCAATTTCCTCTGTCTGAGCGTCTCGTCTTAGAGGACGGGGTGTTGGCATATGATGCAACCACTTCTATACCATTTATTCCAACTGCTGAGGGGTGTATACGGCTTGGATATAAGTGGAAGTCCTCACTTGATCTCGGTTTTGGGGTTTATCGACAACCTCTCAAGGTCGTGAGCGGGACTGCTACGCGCCCCCGGTACCTGTCGTGGGAACCTGGAACTTATTACGTGTATGTGGCTTCCATCGATCGTGAATGGGAGGAGTATATGATGGAGATGTTCCTGTGTCCAGATGCTCCCCTAACTACCAACCAGGTTTTTTGGTCTCAAGAGACGGATGAGGTTGTTAAAACTCATTATGCTTATTGTTTAGGTAGAGTAAATGTTCGTCCTAGCCCTTATCTCTATCTTCACCCTTACTATTTTATAGCCACCAGTATTGACACCGACATTGCTGGCTTGACACTTTCTAAGTTTGGTGGTATCGTATTCAGGGATGTCGAGGAAGTTCGTTTTGTGGACGGAGAACAGGTGCCTACTCTATCTTTGTCATATGATCCATCGTCAGAGACGAGTAATTTCGGTCTTAAGAAAGGACTCGACGGGAATTTGATGAAGACCCCTCTCTTTGAAGGGGATTGGTCGCTGTATCTTTGTAGTGCCAAGCCCGCGTGGGGAACGTTAGACCTCAATGCTGACCTATTTGTATCTCAACTTAGGCCGGAAAACGGAGTTCTTTCAGTTAGTGTTAACAATGAAACCGTTGAGGCCCTATACCTTGGGAAGATAAACCTTAAGGATCACTCTACTTCTTATACGGGAATGATAGTCGATTGGGTAACAACTCCATTGAAGGCACTGGACGGTGATCCACCCCCGCTTTATTATGAGATGAAGAATCTGGGAACCGTTACCAAGCTTCCGGTTGGTGGAACCCTTGTAGTCGCTTTTACAGTCCCTGATGCAGTAGCTTTCGGGTATCCATTCAGCATCAGTCTCGATTGTTTTACGCAGTCTCCGTTTGGGTCTACTATGAGAGTTCGTTTTGAGTCTTGGATCCTCGGTTCAGAGGTTGATTTTGCTCAAACAATAAGTTCTGGAGTCGTGGAGGTACCTCCTGTATCTTCGGAGTTTTACTCCACATACGAATACCACCTCTTTTCGGATTCAGACCCCAAGACTACAAATATAACGAAAGCGTTTCGAGTGAGCGATGAGATAGGCTGTGTCGGAGGTCTTCAGATAGCTCCGGGCGATACACTGGTAACTAAGATTCGATTCTTAGATGATAGTCTCTTCGAAGAGCAATCGAACTCTATTGCTAGATATGACTTTTTTATTAAGAAAGTGAGTCTTATGTATAAGGCTTACTACAAAGCCTAGAAAGGATAAAAGAATGTCTGACACTGACAGTGGACGAAAATACTGGAATTTTTCTCACACGGTAGAGGATTTTAAGGAGATTGCTGAAAGCTCGACTTTAATTGTAGCAGATGTCGAGACCACAGGACTCGACCCATTAAGACCGGGGGTTCAGATAGTTGAAGTTGCTGCGGCTGCGTATAACCTAAAAGATGGGATTGAGGAAATGACCGACTTGGATCTTAAATCAATAGGATTGTATCATACTTACATTGATTTAAATGAGCCTGCTTATTTTTGGCAGTTTCTTGAAGATACAGGAAAGGTAACTGTTAGAGAGGAAAAACCTAATAAGACTAAAGAGATGACTATGGGAGAGGTTCTGGTTATGAATAGATACCTCACTACCCCACAGGTGGAGGTTGTGCCGTTGATCGAGGGGTTGATGGGGCTTAAAGATTTTATTGAGGGTTACAGTAATGTTACTCTTTGTGGGCATAACCTTAGGTTTGATCTCAACCAAATTTGTCGTGTCGTCGGTCCGATTAGGCACACTACAACCTTAGACACAATGGATATTGCTTGGCATTATCTCATTCCGCTGATTGATGCCGCCGATAAGAAGTACATTAAAACATGTGCGCCCGGTTCGTGGTATTTTCAAGAGTATCCTGATTATAGATATGATCCAAGTCATTTTATGTCTCTCATTCTACGACGGAAGGACGAACCTAACGGTTGGCCTATTGGTAAGGGAATGATAACTTGCTGTAAGCTTAATAAACTCGGTATAGCTTTTAGTGTTCCCAATACAGCGGCTCATAGTGGGCGGGCTGATGTTGAGCAAACTGCTGGAATCTTTTGTCGAATGGTGCATTATTTGAATATGAACGCGGAGTCGTTTAGTCACCCCGCTGTGATACAGAAGAAGAAAGACTTGGCGAGTCATTGGAGAACACGATGGGGAAAGGATGAATTCATTGCGGAGAGACACTATAGACTCAAGTCTCGTGCCACGAAGAATAGAGAATACGAGAAATTTTATGATGATCCTCGTCACATGGATGAGTTCAGGGACTATCTTGAGATGAGAGCGCGCTCGGGAAAACCTGGCGCGGGGAGTCTTCAAACCGCAGCTTCCTAGTTACTGGATCAAAAATTGAGCCCAAAGAGTTTTTCAGTCAATCGTGTAAGGTCTCGAAGGAGATGATTGACTATGCCTATGACCATCAAGGAAATCGTTGCCTCGACCGTTAAATTTCAGTCAAAGAGAAGAAATCCTCCTGATATTAACGTCGTTTCTCTACTTATTACTCCTTTCCAAGAGGGCTTGATAAGCCCCGCTCCCCTTAAGGGGTCTGGGATACAAGACTACCGGGTTTTAGTACGATTGGTTACTCAGAGCGAGCGAGGACCAGGAGACGTCGATAAGAAATGGGTTGGTAGCGCCGAGGGCGGTTTCTCTTCTCTTCGGGGCTATTACAGAACTTTCGTCCTTTTTACTGGCATCAAAGGTTCTATGAAAAAGAGTAAAGAGTTTACGGTAGAGACTCCATTCGGTATATTTCTTCAAAAAATTTCTCCCTCAAGTGCTCCTGCAAAGTTTCGCTGTGACTGTCAGGATTACAGGTGGAGGTTTGCTTATTACAATGATTCTAAGGGAGATGCTTTATACGGGGTGAAGCCTCCGCCCTACAGAAAGAAGACAAATAGACCTCCAGTAAACCCCGGCGGAATACCTGGGGCTTGTAAACACTTGCTTAACGTTTTTGTTGCCCTTAGACAAGCTAAAGTTCTTGGCTAAGAGACCGTCCTATGTTTGACTATGACGATGAAACTCCATCAGTAGGATTGTACAGTCCCACAGAGACTATCGATCTTAATTCTCTTCTCCCGGATGAGATAACGCAGTCAGGAAGCTTTGACCTAAGCTGGATAAAGTTTTCTCCCTTTGGGAGACTTCTTCGAGTTCTACCTATTCTGACACTTTTACTTGATAAGTCGTTGACAATCCGTTTTCTAAACTCCGCGTGGGGAAAAATAAATCCAGCATATGCTGAATTAGAGGGTAAGCCTCTTTCGTCTTTGTTTTCTGTAGAGAAAGCTAGAGAAGGCGTGATCTCGGTGGCGACTACTGTTTTGAAGACACGAAAAGCGGTTGTAAAAGAATCTATTCTCAGTTATGAGGATAAAAAAATATGGGGTAGGCTAAGTTTTCAATCCATTAGGTGTGGCGATGAAAGGATGCTCCTGGTTTTGATAGAGGATTTGACCCAGGAAAAGCGGCAAGAACTTCTGAATAAAAAGTTTCAGCAAGAATTATCGTCTAGGAATCAATTATTACAAAAAGAAATTTCAGAAAAAGAGGCTGTTACGGAAGCGCTACGCGCATCGGAGGAGAAGTACCGGATGATTTTTGACGCTTCTCCGATAGGAATTATTCATTTTGACCTGGAAGGAGAGATAACGGCTTGTAATGAAATGTTTCTGAGGATAGTTGGAGTGAATAGAGAAGCGGTGATAGGCGTAAATCTGATAAAGGATATTGATGAGGAGGGGTTAGTTACCGCAATCAATGAGGCTTTTCTTGGAGGAAGGGGAAGTTTTGAGGGAGATATTTCAATACCAGGCACAGATCACGCTGTCTGTATAAAATGTGATTTTGGCCCAATGTTTTCTTTAGACGATTACATTATAGGCGGGACTGGGATCATCGAGGATATAGCAGACAGGAAACGCGCCGCCGACCTCTTGTTGCAATCAGAAAAATTACAAGCAGTCGCTGAATTAGCATCGGGCGTGGCTCATAATTTTAACAACCTTCTTCAAGTTGTCGTTGGAGGAGCCCAGCTTGCGGCCCTTAACATAGATTTGGGAAATTTTAAAAAAGCGTTGGAAGGACTCGATCAAATACTGGAGAGTTCCAAGTTTGGGGCAGAAACCGTACGTAGATTGCAAGATTTCGCAAAACTTAGGTCTAAAGATGACGAGACCCCAACACATGTTTTCGACATTTCAGACACGATTAAGCAAGCAGTTGATATGACAAAACCGTTATGGAAAACCGGAGCAGAGCGTGCCGGTGTTGATGTTGTAATGCGAGTCGATGCCGAAGCAGGATGCACCATCCGAGGCTACGAGAATGAAATATTTGAAGTTCTTGTAAATCTTATAAAGAACGCGGTTGAAGCAATGCCAAGGGGTGGTCATATAAATGTTTCTTCCTCAATGAAAGGTAACTTAATACACCTCTCAGTTTCTGATGAGGGTTTGGGTATAAAGGAAGAAGATTTAGGTAAAGTTTTTACGCCGTTCTGGACTACGAAGGGTGTACAGGGAACTGGAATCGGGTTGGCAAGCGCGTACGGTACTGTTGTTAAGCACGGCGGACAAACCTCAGTCCAAAACAATCCGTCGGGAGGGGCCTTGTTCTTGATTACCCTTCCTTTCTGTGAAGACGATACAACAGTAATTACCGGGGTTTTAGGTGAAGAATTTCTTGGGGGGCATTATACAATCTTGGCAATAGATGATGTAGAACCTATTTTACTTACCTTAAAAGAGGGGCTCGGTCTTTACGGGCACGATGTTCTAATTGCTCAGAACGGTGCTGTTGGAATAGAAAAATTTCTTCAAAATGATATTGATGTTATTGTGTGCGACCTGGCGATGCCGGGGATGAACGGTTGGCAGGTTGGAAAAGCGATTAAAGAACTTAGTGTGTCAGAGGGGAGGATAAAACCTCCTCTTATTCTTCTCACCGGATGGGGCGGGCAGGTCAAAGAAGAGAAAATTTTGGAGAGCGGTGTTGATTTAGTGCTGGAAAAGCCTGTTAATGTTAAGGCCCTTCTTAGGTCAATCAATAAAGTGATTTCTCCCTAGTATTGGTTTGACAAATCCTTATTTTCATAGTATTGTATCTGTAGAGGTGGAGCGAGATGAAAATTCTCGTCGCAGGTGATATTCACGGAAGAATAAACTTCCTGGAAAATTTAGTTTTCCAGACCAATGCCGACGCCGTTTTTCAGGTGGGCGACCTCGGGTTTTACCCTAATTATGATTCTCTTGATATTACATCTAAGAGACACTTTAGAAATGATTCAGGGCAGTCTGAAATTTTTTCTTTCATAGATGGACGAAAAAAGTTCCCGGTTCCGTTATTTTTTGTTCGCGGCAATCACGACGATTACTCTCTCCTAGGAGATGAGGTTCCTCCTTTCCCACATAATTTTTTCTTGCTCTCTAGTGGTATCCACTCGGTTATAGGTCTCAGGGTTGCATCGTTGGGAGGGATATACTACTGGGGTCACAATTCTGAGAAGAGAAGGCTCGCTAAGTATACGCAGCCTGATGAGATGGCTCTGATTACTGGAGACGAGACCGTTGATGTGTTATTATGTCACGACTCTCCGTACTGTCACGTGTTTAAAGATACTCGACGGTACGGCTCTCCCTATGTCAGTAGACTAACATCCAATCTGAGTCCGTCATTTTTATTCTATGGACACTATGATGTTTTAGCAGAGCCGTATATTATAGGCTCAACTCAAGTTTATCCTATGACGACTGTTCCCTGCTCAGCCGATAATTCATGTTTTGTGCAGCAACAGGAGGCCCTGTTCGGTATTTTGCATTGTTCTAAAGACGACTCTTGTAATTTTTCTTACCTCAGAACCCCCCTCAAATAGCATTCCTAGATTTAAATTTCTATCTTCTTATTCAAATCTCGTGTCTTTCTAATAGAGTCTACGCGAAGTTTTTCTGTTGAGGTGTCGAATGAGAAAATCGAGAGACGTCTTAGATGCCATTAATGAAGCTCTAAGTGCTCCCGAACCGTACAAAGATTTGGAACGATCGAGGAAGAAGTCCGTCGATCAGATGATAAAGCTTTGGGCAAGAGGGGCTACAAAAAACTTACAGCATATTTCTTCTAAAGCGTCGGAGTGGAAGGGTTCACATGTGTCTCCTACGCTTGTCGCGGATGAAATTTCGACCGACACAACTTGCCCAGTTAAAGACAAAAAAGTTCTGGCAGATATTTCTAAGATAAAAGAATGCTTCCTTAAGGAACAGGCTGAATATGAACAGAGAGCCGAGGAGGAGTGTATATCTCAGGCGGATGCTCTGTCTGCTTGTACTGGGAAGCAATTCTATGTTGTGGAAACCCACGACAGTTATCGAACTTATGATGTTATAGACGAACGAGGATTAAAAAAGAGGGGGATGGCTTCCTCTGATGATGAAGTTATTTACGTTAGCGAGTAAGTCTCTATAACATCAAGAGAGTAGGTTGATTTTTTTGGCCGGTATTGTCTTTCCAAGTAAGGTATCTCTTTAACCCACAACCTATAAAAGGAATGCTTATGAATTTCTTTCAAACGTTAAGGAGAAAGATCTGGAGTATAGTTGAGAAGAGTGAGTGTTCGATTAATGATGTTGTCGCTCTTCAAATAATGCAAACGCAGTTGACGGTTTATTTGGCCGTTACTCCACTCGATAATATGGATATTAGAGAACGAAGGGAAACAGAGGCATTTGCTCTTTTTCTGAATAAGGCCCTCAAGAGGGCTCTCGTGAGCCAAAATATTGAGGGAGATACGGACACAGAAGCCACCGAATCTTGACGATGGAGGATTAAAAATGAGTGCTTTGAAGAAAAACATAGTTGAGGAATTCAACGAGTCTTTGAAAACTCTGGGAATGGCACCCGATCCTGTATTTACCGACAGAGATTACAAGAGGCTCATTTCTGAAGGTTTTGACCTTTGGGGTGAGGAAGCCATTACCGAGCAAATGAACGACACAACTAGCCCAATTCCTGTAACAGAAAGTGTCGATCTTAGCGAGGCTACGATTAACAAAATTGCCAATAGGGTCGCTCGGCTGCTTTCGGAAGTTTACTCGACGCCTTATGTTAACCCTAAGGACCAAACAACTATCGATCAGCAGAGAAATCTTTCGGCTCGCCCTGCTATGCCGAAACAGTTCATGCAGACTCCTGATCCTGATGGTCATTCTCCGCTTCTGCCCCCGAAGGAAACAGTCATTACGAATGATCAAGCCGCTTCCAGAGCAGCAGACGTGGTACAAAGTTCCAACAATCCTGTTCCCACAGATGTTGTTGGTGCGATTATGGCAACCGCTAAGTACCTTAAGCAGATTGGACATGATGAGTCTTCCGAGTACCTGACTAAGATTGCTCAGGGTGCTGCTATTGACAGGAAGACTGACGCGACTCGAGTAGTTAGCAACGAGCCCTAATCAGTTAAGGATGTCGTAAGGAAGCTCTGGAGGCAATGAATGAAGTTTCGTGATGGTACAGATAAGGAACTGTTATTGCAAGAGCTGCGAGAGGACTCTGGGATAGATATTTCAAATATTGACCCAATAGATGAGAAGCAATTTGAAGCATTTATCCAAAGAACTGATGTTAAGAAGTATATTGTTGGCCGAAGAAAAAACCTGCTAAAGAGACTTAAGGATTTTCGGAAGTCACAGATTCAAAAGCATAATTGGCGAGCTGGAAGGTATAAATACCTCAAAGGTATTCGTCAATTCTCTCGTTCGGTTGAGGGAAAAAGATTTCACAGGAATCTTGCCCGTTTTATGGTATCGAGAGGAGTTCTGAGCCAGTCTCCGGCCAAGAAGGCGGAGTACGGTACAAGTTCTCGGTTAAGAGAAGACCAGAATTATCTTGAAATAGGTAATACTACTCTAAGTAGGTTTGACTCATCGCAGTTTCTGGTCCTATTAACGGCCCTTACAAATAGGTTAGTTTTGGAGACACAATACTATCTTCAGCCTTCAGAAGAGGCTGATTACCTTGTGATGCTAGAGACTGTATTACCAGAATTATCGGACCTGTGTCAAAGGGTTGAACAGGCAATAATTGACTACGAAGACTTCCAATTAAGAGAAGAAGATGTTTATTTGATAGATTCATTGCTAGATGATAAGTATGATTATGCGGTTCTCGCATCTGCATCAGACATAGAAGATACAGACTACTAACCCACTAGAATCCCTGCTAGTTTTCTTCTTATCTCTTATAATCCTAACTTAGGAATAATTGGAAGACATATTTACAAGCGATAATCCGTCTTTCTTATCAAGTAGGCGGAACAATATCTGAAAGTATTTCCGTTAGGAAAACAGAGGAGTTGTCAATGAAGGCAAGCACCGTACTAAGAGCTGTCAACGAGAGCATAAAAGCCTTTGATGACCATGAACTGACTTTTGTTGAGCAGTTTGTGGAGGAATTCTTAGGACCTTATGCCAGGTGGGACGGCCTAGACATTAACGAGACAGACCAGCGGGCTTTCGACGTTAAGATTAAGGGTTTGCGCGCTAAGTCTGAAGTTTCTGGCCTCGTTGATCTGGTCGGCAGCTCCAAAATACTCGAGAAACTGGAAGACAAGATTTTCGAAAAGTACGGCTACCGACTTTCGTTGGTAGATACTGATCGCGTCTAGTCCCCAGGAGTTTTGGGCTGACGTAACAGGAGATAGGCAATGGCTGAAAAACTTTATGACACTGGCGGACCAATGGCTCTAAGCCTTGAGGAAGCCGGACCTGCTGTGGATAATGATGTGGTTCTCGCTAAAGTGAGAGGCCCATTCTTTTTCCCAGGAGGCACGAGCCGAAATCAAAGGTATTATCCGCCGGAGTTGTGGGAAAAGGCATTGGGCCACGAGCCAGTACAGCAGAGGTTAAGTGACCTTACGATGTACGGCACCGTATTTCACCCGCAGCAAGAGCCGCCGATTGAGGAATACAGCCACGTTGTCACTAAGTTATGGATCGATCCTCAAAACCCTAAGGTTGGTATGGGGGAAGCATTAATTCTTAACACCCCTAAAGGTCAAATATTGAACAAATTGCTCAGGCTAGGCAGTAAGTGGTGTGTTTCTAGCCGCGCAACTGGCAGGTTTCTCCCAGGGAAAACTAATGAATCAGGTCTTCCAATTGTTGATCCTGAAACCTATCAGCTTCAAACCTTTGACTTCACCCCTGACCCCGGATTTGTTGATGCCCATCCTCAACTAGTGGAATCGTTGCTACAACCGACTCATACGTTAGATGTGAGAAGTCTGAATGAGGTTCTACATAAGAAACCTTCTATAAAAACACCTAATGAACGACTGGAGGTAAATCCAATGGCAGATAAGGACACGACCAAGGCAATGGTGGAAGCCCTTTACAAAGAAAAGAAAGGTCTTGAGCAGTCTTTGCAAGAAGCCCTGGCCGCTAATGAGGCATATGCTAGTCTCGGTACTCCCGAAGAACTGACAAAGGCCCTTGATATAGCGAAAGAGCAGAATGTGATGCTGAAGGCATATATGGAAAAGGGATCAGTGGACGACCTGGGCGATCTTGAGAAAGATATTGCAGCAGCGCAGTCTAAGTTGGCTCAGTATGAAGAGCTTGGAACCCCTGATGAAATTAACTCCGTTTTCGATCAGTCTCAGAAGGCTTTGAAGCAATTGGCTGATTACAAGAAGATGGGAACCCCTCAGGAAATCAAGGAAGTCTATGTTAAGGCTTCTAAGATGAGTGATATTCTTAACGCGTACAAGGCTCTTGGAACCCCTGAGAAGATTTCTGAGGCGTTCGCTAAAGCCGAAAACGGTTTCAAGATTATCCAGACCTACAAAGAGATCGGCACGGTTGATGAGATCCAGGAATCCTATGAGAGGACACTGGAAGTTATCGAAGAGCTTAAGGCTTACAAAGACCTCGGCACTCCGACCAGCATCAAGGAAACGTTTGACCGAGTTGTTGACTTCGTGAAGTATCACAAGACTCAGCAGCTTCAGAACGATATCCCCAACCTGGCAGTTGAGTTCGGTCTTCCTGAGTCTACCGTTCGCATCATGGTTGAAACCATTGGTGACGATGAAGACAAACTCCGCGCTTCCCTTAGCAAGCTGAGAGAGGCAAGCCGTAACAAAGTTAACCTGTTCCCGACCGAGGAGTCAACCAAGGATCGCGAAGTTCTCCCCAAGAACACCGTTCAGAGAATCGCTGAAAGCTTGGGCTAAGCCGTGACTTTCGGAACCGGAGGTAAAGACATGAGGAAATCCGCAGTTGATTTACTGGAAATAATGGATAAGTCACTTGACCTGGATTCCAATGGTCCTCATGCGATTCCTGTACTGTCCGGCGAACTTACTCGATGGGAAGAGGATAATAGCCTCAACGTTCTGTCTCTGGACGACGGGAAACTCGTCCTGAGGGTCCACGAGAGTAACGGAGTTAAAGATTCCGGCTCTTTTGGTCGCCCACTCTCTGAAGTATGGGTTGCTGTTAAAGGCAACCCGACTAGAGCTAAAAGAATCCAGAACAAGCGTGTTCTTCTGGAAACTTTCGACTTCCAAAAGATTGAGATCAATGGAAGGACAGAGCCTAGAGTGGCAACTATTCTGGAGGCAGTGCCTACAGAAGACAGAAAGTATCCCAGAGTGTTGTTCGAGGATCACACTATAGGATTCGTCGTAGAGCCGGAGAATCTTAAGGGACTTTATCGGGCCGAAGAGAAGGTCCAAGTAATCAAAAACGAAGATGGAACCGTTCGCATAATCGACAACGGGTACATTGGATAAACCGGAGATACTCAGTAATTACTAGGTATTATTAAGGAATTTTCTTATACCCGTAAATACTGAGTATTTCTTCACAACAAACTGTCTTTCTGTAAAGCAATTTACTGCTCTTCACTGCAAGAGCATTGACTGAAACGAAATTCTAAATCGCATCTAATGCGATAATCCGACAAGAGGCCCATAACTCTTGCACTTCCAAGGTTGGCGGGGCCGGTGATGACTGAAAAAAACCTTAGAAGGAGTAAGATATTATGGGTAAAGATGTAGCAAAACTCGATATGCCTGATGTTCATGAGTCTAGGATTGCTATTCAGTCCGAGAGACTTTATGAAGTATACCGCGAGAAGATTGACGAAGCGGTTCCCGTTTTCAACAGCAAGCACATTCGTAAGTTCAACAAGTTTGATGCCTACGCGCTTGGCAAATGCTTGGAGAATTTCGAGACCTGGCGCAGGATGATGCCTGAGTCCGTCGTTATGGACAACTTGGGTCGCGTTCTTCCTGTTGCATTGGACCTCATTTCTGCTGCCTATTCAACCAGCATTATGAGTGTTATCGCTTCTACTCAGCCGATTGACGAACTCGTTGGCGTTATTTTCTATAAGAAGATGGTTGCTGCTCAGGCGCGCCAAGGCGTGAATGCTGGTGATGTTCTTCTTTCTGAGTTTGGTCAGAGGGACTGGGCTAACCGTGCGGATTACGCTTCTAACCAGATTACAGCAGAGCAGAAGGGTACTTTGGCGAGCACAACTGTTCCTATCGCCCCGACGCTTACTGACGCTGCCTACAAGCCGGTTCTTATGAGAACCCTCGAACTTAGCGTTGTCAACGCTACCACAGGCGCTGTTAAGATTGCCGCTATCGATGATGGTAAGGGCAATATCTATGGCCCCAACCTGATTGGTACTGTTAACTACAATACCGGTGAGCTTGCTATCACTATTACTGACAACACCGGTCTTGCCACAACTGACAAGGTTGTCATCAGCTATCAGACTGACATCGAAATCGCAACCAACATCCCCAAGGTCTCTTGGCAGACAGTGGACGACACAATTCGTGCCCGTACATTCATGCTGGAAGGTAACTGGGGTATGGTTACCGAGTTTGCGTTGCAGAAAAGGTTTGGGCGTGCGATGGACGAAGAAGTCGCAACCGACCTCGTGTCAGAAATCAACGCTGAAGTAGCAACTGCCGCGATCAAGAGTATCGTTGCTGCCTGCCCGACTTCAGTTGACTGGAATGACACTCCTCCTGCTGGAACTTCCGCATACGAGCACAAACTGTCCTTCATCGATGCTATTGAAGCGGCTTCTACGAAGATCGCTGATACAGCCGGTCGTGGAACTGTTAACTATATGCTCGCAGCCGGTTCCGGTCTGGTTCACATCGCAACTCAGCCTGGTTTCAAGAAAGTTGCCACTGGTAATGCTATGGGTCCTCAGGTCTACGGAATCCTGAATGATACCATTACCGTTGTCAAGGTCCCGGGCACGGACATAATTCCCGCAGACAAGATATATGCTGGATATCGTGGAACAAATTGGTTTGAGGCCGCTGTGGTCTATTCTCCTTATCTTCCTCTGTTCATCACAGACACCGTCGCTATCGACAGTGCGCTGCGTCGAGCGAGAGGTGTTGCACATGCGGCAGGTATCAAGGTAGTTGCCCCTGTGTTCACAACGGCTATCAATATCACGTAATTGACTTTCAATTTGGCTAGGCTTCGGCCTAGCCAAAATTGGTATAGGGTCAATTACTACAGATCGACCTAGACCTTAAATTAAAAGCCTATTAGGAGATGTTTGTTAGTAAAGTAACATCGAATAGTAGGCTTTTTCAGTTCTTAGTTGCAAAGTTTAAGCGATGATGTATATTATAGGTATAACACTTTGATGAGAGGCTTGTTTTAAATTGGGTAAGGTAAGACTTTTCACAGAAATAGAGAAGCAGTTTATAAAAGACAATTATCAAATTATGACTGCTAAAGAAATAGGAGTTATTCTAGCGCGAAGCGCGTCTGTCGTCAAACAGCAATCTTTTAGGATGGGTTTGAAGAAGAGAACATCTGTAGATTTAACTGAGGAACAAAGGGAGTTCATAAGAACTCACTATCAGAGCATGACCTATGAACAGATGGCAAAGTCTTTAGAATGTAAGGCAAGTACTGTGGCATCTCATGTGTATAGAAACTGTCAGATTAAGTATCCTAGAATCAATAAAAAAGATATCTTGTTGATAGAGAAGCATAAAGATAATAAAAACAACAAGGATTTAGCGAAGCTACTGGGGCTGTCGGCTTCTAGCGTAAAGCACTATTTCAGAAGAAATAATGTTGAGAGATATCTACCGGCAGGAACTCGCTATTCAGTTAATAAACTCTTTTTTCGAGACTTGAATGCCCTTAATTGCTATTGGGGTGGATTCTTGGCAGCAGACGGATGTGTGGTCAAGGACAGACCGTGTATCTCAGTAACGTTGCAAGAAAAAGATAGATGCCTTTTGGAGAGATTTAAGACAGATATAGGCTATACAGGTCCTATTAATTCACGGCAGCGGAAAACAAAGGGGATTATACGAAGTTATGCTACTTTGAAAATCAATGGAGTTCCTCAGTGGTGTGAAGATCTTAAAGCCCATTTTAATGTTGTTCCTCAGAAGTCTCATATCTTAGAACCTCCAAATCTTTCAGGTGACGTTCTTATCAAAGCCTATATTTGTGGTATCATTGACGGCGACGGTTCTATTTCAAGAGACAAGAGGGGCTATTTCTATGTCTCTATTACTGGAACTGAAATGCTCCTGTCTTGGATCAAGAATCTGTTCGATGCATGGTATCCCTCCGAGAAACTAGCAAATATTCGTCCCTATAAACGGAAGAAGTCTTGGGAGTATCGAATCAAGGGTAGAAGGGCTGAAGCGGTTCTTCAAGACTTGTCTACTTTGGATATTCCTAAGTTGGAACGAAAATGGAATATTTTAAATCCTACCTCTGTTTAGGCTCTGACTTTTCATTTTGAACCTGCCCTAGTTGTTTTCCTCTCAATAAAATGTCTCTTGTTCGTGTCTTTCTCAAAAAGACTCTTCATTCTAACTGTGGAATGTCAAGGAGATGAAACATGGGATACCGATATATAGGAACAGACACGCTCTATTTTGAAAATCTAGCGCCAAAAACTTTGGCTTATGGGGATATTTTAGAAGCTGAAGATATTCCTTATATGTTAACAAATCATCCGACTGATATAGAAGAGATTGAGGGTGGGCCAACTGCGGGTGACTATCAATCTGGTGTAGTCCCAGGTCCTCAAGGACCTCAGGGTGCTCAAGGACCTCAAGGTGAGGCCGGTGGTGGTACTGGTGAGTCATTACCTGGCCCTACAGGACCACAGGGAGATTTAGGAGAAACTGGCCCTCAAGGTCCTCAAGGACCACAGGGAGTTCAGGGGTCTGCTGGAAACCAGGGATCGCAGGGTGCCCCAGGTGTGCAGGGATCGCAGGGGTCACAGGGAAATGATGGGGCACAAGGAGACACCGGGGCTCAAGGTTCTCAAGGAGACACCGGGGCTCAAGGTTCTCAAGGAGACACCGGGGCTCAAGGTTCTCAAGGAAACCAAGGATTTCAGGGGCCTCAAGGTGATCCGGCATTGGTGGACGGAATCCTTAAGATGGGTCCGACTGCATCAAGTCCTACCGCAGACGCTGGCAATTTCCAGCTCTATGTTAAGGGCGGTGACCTCTATTTAATGGATACATCTGGAAATGAGTATCTTATCGGAATGACAGGTGCTTAATGGTAGTTTTGTTAATTGCTAAAAACTAAACGGAGGTAAATGATAATGCTTGTTTATATTAGTGAAACACCTCTCAAGTTTTACCAGGGTGGCGTGTCTATACTTTACCAAATTGGAGATACGATAGCAGCCGAACACGAGAGCTACGTTCTTTCTAATTATTCTGGTAGAGTTAAAATAGTTGGAACGGGGGCTACCGGCGGTACTACTGGAGAGACGGGAATTTCTTCGTCTTCTAGGTATCCTTCTGAGGCATCTTTAGTGGAGTATGCGAAAGAGGATCAACCTAGCGTTACAAACGTTAAGGGTGCTTTGGATAAAATCTTTGACGATTATCTGTTAGGCCCCACCGGACCCGTTGGCCCTCAAGGTCCGTCTGGCGGTCCTCAAGGAGCCACGGGCTCAGCAGGCCCTCAAGGACACCAGGGAGCACAGGGTCCTTCAGGAGGCCCTATGGGTCCAACTGGTCCTGTCGGTCCTTCAGGTGGTCCTGTTGGACCAACCGGCCCAATAGGTCCGCAGGGAATTAGAGGAGCCGATGGAGTAACCGGTTCTATTGGACTTCCTGGACCCACCGGTCTTAGAGGCTTGACTGGCGCTACTGGTCCTCAGGGTCCAAGCGGAGGCCCAGTTGGACCCTCCGGACCCCAGGGTGCTCAGGGTTCTCAGGGAACAACTGGAGTACAGGGTTCTCAAGGAGATGCCGGTCCTCAAGGAGCAACAGGCGCTGTTGGGGCTCAGGGAAGCGCTGGTCCTCAAGGAGACGCCGGTCCTCAGGGGGCAACCGGAAACCAGGGTTCTCAGGGTAATACTGGAGCGCTTGGCTTTGAAGGTCCTACCGGCCCTCAGGGCACTCCAGGGGCCGCTGGGGCTACTGGATCACAAGGCGCTGTTGGGGCACAAGGCGTTGAAGGTCCACAGGGTTATCAGGGCGCGGATGGTGCTCAAGGAGTTGCTGGTGTTACTGGACCTCAGGGAACTCAAGGAGTAACAGGGGCTCAGGGATCGCAGGGAACCCAG